GCTTGACAGTATGATACTAACTGAACAATAAGTATCATTTTAAGTATGAAGTTGTCGCACCTGTTAACTATGACGATGCGAAACTAGAAAAGAAGAAAATAGTTGAGGTCTTCCCTGAGCAAGAAGTAACCAATAAAAAAGTCTCAAACTATAAAGTAAGAGAATAGCATAGTTGGTAATCGCATGCATATAATTCTACTATAATGCGCTTACTTTAGTTTATAACTACTACTGCATGTAAAATCCGTGGCAAATAAGGTATTGTAGTAGTTTCCCTATCATAAACACAGCCTCATCGTGGCGATAGTGGTCTAGTAATATGTTAAAACAAATCTTCCTAGTTTGCATATGAAGCTAATGTGTTTAAATTATTTAAGAGTATTAATCAATAATCAGTAATATGAAGAAAGAACAATCTTTACAGCATTTAATAGTAACTGAAATGTCATATAAATTGCTTAAGTTACTCATAGAAGAGAAAGCTTTAAGTGCTTTTGTAAGAAATCTTATTAAAGATACAGAAGCTAATAGTCTTCATAGCCCAAACTATAACAAAACAAGACGAATTGCTAATTTAATGACAGGTTTTTCACACAATATCATATTAATGGCATTTGTTTGGCGTAAGACGGACGAAGGTAACGATTTTTGGAGTGATATATATATGAAAGCACGGTTAATATAAACTAAAATTCTATGTACACAGTAGAAGTAAATTTATTAGTTACAATCTTTAACGCATTCCTAATTATTGCATGTATTGCTATAGTGTTAGTAGTAATAGTAGGTTACATTTCACTGTGGAGAGAAATAAGAAGAGATGGCAGTCAAAGTAAAAGCGAATCACAACATCCTTAATAGGATTAGTATGATTGTAGTATCTATTTTAATTATTTGTTGGTTAAGTTCATTAATCTATAAACAAATTGCTGAAGATACTAAGGACCCCTACAACTTTGTAGATTTACAAATGAGGTTTAAGAGATACATATTAACAAATAAATATCAGGAAACTGATAAAGATTATGTATTCTACTTAGTAAATCCAGTTACTGATCAAGAATATAAAGTATACGTTGCAGATTATCTGTATATGAATGTATACTTTGTAGGTGATACTATTAAATAATTATTAACAATTAAAACATTATCAAAATGAAAAAGAAAAGTTTTATTTTACATGACAAAAAAACAGGAGAAGAAATCCTCATTGCAAGTGACGGATTCTGTTATGCAGAAGTATGTGACGGAAATACTGAAGTAGGTGCTTCGGATAGAATATTTGTAGTAACTGAAAGTATTTCAGTTGTTCAATCATTGTACGAAGAAACGGAGGGCTAAAGTATGGAAGAACTTGATCGTCAGCCAAACAGAGGAAATACAATCTTCTGGAGTATCCTATTTGCATTAGTATTAGCCATATTCGTAGGAGTATCAGTCTATTTCGGTCATGATCGAATAGCTGAGAGCATTAATCCTGAAAAGGAGAATGTATCACAAGAACCTCAAACAGAGGTAGAACCTGTATTAACTGTACAGGATGTACTTCAAGCCAGAAATGATTTGAAGGAAAGTCAACGTGTTGACAGTGTATTTTTGTCTTTATCAGACGTAATATTAGTAGATATTTTGATGACACATGGTACATCATTGTCTATTGCTGACATTGTTAACATATATGAGTCAAACAAATCCAGATACAAGGATGTGCAACATGGCGCAATTATACAAAAAGACGTTATTACACCCATGTTAAGTGTAGATTCTGCAAGGAATCCAAGAGACTCATTAAGGCGTTAATGAAGTAAAAAAAGAAGTAAAGATTAAACTTTATTTACAGCCAAGCTACATTAGTTCGTGAGAATAGATGTGGCGTCGTCAGAAAATGACAAACCTGTGGGGCGTAAGTAGTATTTTTAAGCGGGAGAAGAAGAGTGGCAATTGCTCTAATTAGTACTGATAATTGCAAATATTACAATCGTGCGGACGTTAAAATCAGGTACACACTTAGGAATTGGCAACTTCTAAGGAACATATGTTCAGTGTTTAAACAGAGAGCCCATCTAATAAATTTTTAACACTTAAAAAAGACTTAGATTTATTATTAACAAATGGTTTCTTTATTAACAATTTAGAAAAGTCGTTTGATGTAGGATTCGTGTAGGCACTTACACGTCTTATTAAATTATCCTAGAGTGCCCTAGGCGTCGTCACTATTATTAACTAACAATTTAAGATTATGTAAAAAATGAAAAAGGAATCGCAAAGGTATTTAAAATCCATTACCTTAAACACAGAGCATTTTCTAGCTAATTTACTAGCACTAACCAAAATATTAGGTTTTACTTTAGCTGAAGCAAAACCAATATGTAGGATGAAAGCTGGAGATAAGTTAGATTTTTGTCCCTACGTGCTTATCAAATCTAGTATGGCTACAGATTATATGTTAGCACAGCTAGAAGAATACGAAATTAAAGTAGAAATAATTAATCAATAATTTATGAAAGCAATTCTTATCACTTTTACTGGAGAATTTACATCTTCAGATGAAAAAACATTAGATGCTTTGCTAAAAGTATTAGTAAAGAATGTGAATGGGGACGGAGTATCACAATCATCTATTAAGTATCTTAATGATACTGAAGTAGGAGATATAATTACTGCCGGAATCTTAGTAGGAAAAGTTACTCCAGCTAAGAAAATTATTCCGATTGATCAGATTGTTCAAGAGTTCTGTGTTGATCTAAGAAACAATCTTAGTATCATTTCTTCTGAAGCTCCAAACTTTGCTGAGCTTCTTACTATAGCAATTGCTAGAAATGATAAATTGAGAGCTCATAAGGCAGCAATTAAGTTTCTGATAGAAACTGAATACTTGCCGCTTCCTATAGGGATGATATTAGATAAATATGATCTCAGGCACTTAGGTGATCATCTAAAAATTATCAACAAACTGATAAAACTTTATTAGTTATGGCAAACAAGGAGAAGGAAACTAAGAATAAGACGGAATATAAAAAACGTCCTAAACATAAGAAGCTGGAACCTTATAAAAGATCAAAAAATGGTAGAATTGAGTAAAGAACATCCTTACGAGGATGCTTGCAAATTACTAAAAATTAGTCCTGTAGCCAATTATAAAAGCTACAAACTGAGCGATGAAACTAGGAACTTCATCAAGTTGGAAACAATTGCAAAAGCAATCAGAGGAGACTGGAAACCAGATCTTTCTGATGAAAGAACAGTAAGATATTTTGTCTGGGGTTGGGTATATACTGATCACAGAAGTAAAGAATCTGCTGGGTTGCTCGCTGTGTATTCTGGCCATGGGCTTGGTTGTTCCGATGCTGATGCCGGTACTTCCTTAGAATTTAAAGAAGAATCACAGGCAGAGATGTTCGGAGAACTGTGTAAACCTATGTTATGCAAGCATTTGTTCAACCGAGACGATCATGAGCGATTCAAACTTAACTGGTAAAGAAATACCAGTAAAATTATGTCCTACACGCAACAATACTGTTGACTGTAGTGTTTGTCAATATGAGTGTAAACTCAGAATGATACCAAAGAACAGTCCAAGCAAAGAGGTTCCGCCAGAGCCTCTGCCTGCTGTTATATATTACTAATTAAATTGTTAGTATGGTGGATTCCAATCAACCCAAAAGAACTGTAAATAATTCCAGAGCCCTAATATGTGTCAAACATAACGGTCATACAACGACAATCTATAACCCTATAGATAAAGTGAGAGAAGGATGAGGGATATCTATGAAATAAGATGTACAAATACATAGAACAGTTCTTTAATTTTAAAATTCATATCAAATGAAATACAATGCAATGATTAAAAGACTTCAGAGAAGAGGTCTTACAAAAGAAGACATAGCCAAAGTAGTAGCAGCTAAAGAAAAGAAAGCGGCTGAAAACTTAGCTAGAGAAGCTGTATATTTAGGTATTCTCAACAAAGAAAGAGTACATAAGTATTTAGCTTATGAACATCGTCAGCTTATTAAAGAAGGCAGACGTGAATCATGCAAACAACGCAAGAGACGTCTTCGTAAAGAATATCTTGCAAATAAAAGAGCAGCATGAACTGTGGTAAGACTGTAGTTAAGATCAAACCTACAGATAGTACTGCTGAAAGGGTCAGAGCTATATCCTATTTTGGGAAACTAGATGAAATAATGGCTCAAAACTTACATGACACACATCAATATGTAACATTAACCTTTAAACTAGGTTATATGAGAGTTACTTGCCTATATGCAAAAGCTCATTTCTTTACATCGTGTGATTTTGTAGAAATAATTTAGTGTTAATTAAATAAAGTATCAAACTCTTAAAACTATTTCAAAATGGCAAAAGAAGAAGTAAAAGTAAGCGAAATCACAGCGGAGAATATCGACACTGTGTTGAAACAAGACGCAACAGTAACAAAAGAGATTGCTGAAGAAGCAGCGAAACGAATTTCAGAGAAGCGTAAGGAGGAACTCACTGCGCGTCTGATGGATTGTGTAAATATGAGTTCGTATATTCGTAAGCGTACCTGCATTAACATGCGCCACGCAAACGAAGTTGCGAAGATCAGTACCAACTACACAAAACAGATTACTGAATTAGACAACAAACTGAATTCCGGCGACATCTCTATTGATGATTTCCACAAAGAAATCGCTGAAAAGAAACGAACCGCAGATAAGCTTATCGGAGAGTCCGACACGAAGAAGAAAGAGCAAATTGATGCTCTGACGGAACAATACCCGAAAGCCAACTGGGAATGGAATTGGCGTAATCTTACTCTAGAGAGAAGATAACACTTCCACGCAAAGTCCAAGCATGATACTTTAGCAGTAGAAATACTGACTATATAGTGAAGCTGTAGTGGTATGAATGCGTATGGTGCGGGTTTACCCCTATAATAAGCAGCTACTCTACGAATTAACGTAGACTCAAACAAGTGTAAGGCAGTAGTAATACTGACCGATGCCGGAGAGAGGACATTTGACAACGTGCCACTGATCATGTGCCTAAGATCGTGAAGATGTATATTTAAATTGCGCAATATAGATGTATAGATTCTATACTCAGACGAGTATATTATGCAATAGCATTTTCATGATATCAAGTCGGCAATTAGAGTAGTGTTGAGCAGTAGAAATACTGACTCTGTACCGTATAGTTATCTGGTGGGGAATCAGAAGAGACTATACCTCTAGATCAGCTATCAAGGCATTATAAAAAATTAAACAATAATTAAAGACCAAAGGTTATGTAGGTTTGGTCGCCTACATAACCACTAAGTGGTATCGTCCAATACCACAAAAAATATTAAAGAAATGGATAAAGAAACATTAGTAAACAACTTAAAAGAAGCTGGATTTATTCAAACTAGAAATTGGAGTAATGAAAGTAGCTATCAGAAACATATAGATGATAATGATTTCATCGAAGTGCATATTACTGATAATGTAGGCTATTGTATTGAATACTACAAGGAAATAGGGTTCTGTGAAGCAACTTTATTGATGTTGACCAACGAAATTATACCATTTTCTTAAAGAAATTGACTGTTAGGTCTATGAATCAGTTGTAAGACGAGGGTCCGACTCCCTCATGCTCCACATTCCTCACCTCGGATAGCTCTAAGCAATACAAGGAAAAGAACTAGGATTTTTGATCGTGTTCTACCGTGCGCCAAGTTCTTAAATCTTTGAACGGTAGATAAGGGGCATTATGGTTTTGATTGCAACAATGTGAAGTAGAATAGGTCAATAAGCAGATAACTGGCAATACAAGTTATGTAATGGATTATACACGCTTAGCAGCGTGAGATAAACCAAACGGCTAAGCTAATGTCGTAAAAAGCTGGAGTAGAAAAGCTTTGCATGGGGTGAAGCCTTGGATGTTACCAAGAGATAGGCAGTTCGAATCTGCCTTCTACTACAATTAATAACTAATTTTAATCAATAAAATTAATTTGGAATGGGATTAATGAACTTTATTAGGCAGAATCTACCAGAATCATGGGAGAAAGCCTCAACTGAGATGAAGATGAAGACTGAATTAATTAACAGACTTCATGCTAATGTTCCAAGACAGTACAAGAATAAATATCATTATCGTGAAGGTATGATGTATATTCGAGGAGTCTTTAGACGCACATGTTCTATCTATTATCTTGTAGAAGCTACAAATTTAGACATGGACAAATGGCGAAAACTGGATGATGCAATTAAAAATTATGAAGAAACATGCAGATAAAGAAATGGTTTTCTTTCGAATCTAAAACAGAACAGAAAGAAGTTATTAAGATGATTAATAACAGTAGAACAGACATGGAAGCAGCTATGTCATTGAATGAGAAATTTCCTCATTTATCTCTATCGAGTTTATTAGAAGTTATTCAAAACAACTTTAGTAATGAAATCAATAAAAAATCATAGTTATGAAACTAAATCGTCCGGGAATCTATCATATTTATACTGATAGTTTCGAATTACTTGCAAATGTTGTAGGTGAAGCTCCTGTGTTAAGAATACCAAGAGCATTAGTAATGAACGACGTCATTCAAAGAGGTCAGTTCAGAGTAGTAGAAGAGGATTCATATGAAATCCAAACTGTACTACATAATCCTGATTTATGCATATTTAAAGAGTTTGAATACTCTGATATGTGTAAGTTACCGCCTTACAAGAAAAGTGTACGCGGTAGTAAGAAACCTGATATAACTGATGATCAGTTAAAAGATTTCACAAATCGCTATCTTGAAGATATCTCTATCGCTGGTAGAGGTATTAATGCTACTAAGCTTTATATCATTGAGAACACTGGTTGGTCTCTTGCTCAAGCTCACATTGTAGTAATGCAGATAGCAAAACAATGTAAAAGACAATGGTAACTAAGAAAGTATATAGTGATATATACTGCCTAACTAATCATGTATATTCTACAACTGGGAAACTTTATAGCTCGTATAACTGGAATCCAGACTGGAATATCTTTGTTAAAATAGCTTATAATGAGCGAAAAATAACAAATTTCAAAGATGCTAAACCAGTAAACCACATAATATATTGGTTCGATACTAACATCCTTCAAAGAATTAGAAAAGATTCTAAGACAACACTAGATGTTAGAGTACGAATCATATGTGGTATGATCAACAAGTTAGATGCAAATAAAGTTTCATTTGAGTTGAAGATAAGATTCATGGAATGTATCTGGGATACTTATAAAGAATTCTCAAGAGATTGGGAGGAATGGCATGCTAAATGGATACTTGGTTTACCATTTTAAGGGTATGGAGCTTTGATCGGCTCCATACTCACTATTTAAAGCCCGTAATTATGACAGATTTAGAAAAACAACAGATTTCCGAACTGATCAAACAGGCAAAAGAAGGCAACCAGCTTGCCTTTACTAAGCTTTATGAAAAGTATAAGCAGATTATTTATGTAACAATATATCGTATTGTTAACAATAAAGATGCAGCAGATGATTTATTGTCTATTACTTTTGTTAAAGCTTTTAGCAAGTTAGATAGCTACGTAACAAATATATCATTTGAGATGTGGCTAAAGACTATAGCTATCAATAGTAGTATTGATTATATTCGTAGAACAAAGAAAGAAAGCGCGAACTATTGGATTGACGACAGTGACAGTTGTTTCCAGTTGAGTGACACTGCAGGTTGCTCTCCTGAAGAAGATTATATCTTCGATGAAACCCGTTCGATGCTAGATAGTGCCTTGTCACGCTTACGCTTTAAGTATAGGAATATTATTGAACTACGTTCGATACAGAATCTGTCTTACAAACAGATATCTGAACAACTTGGACTCACAGAGTCACAAGTTAAATCTCGGCTCAATAGAGCGCGAGATAAATTGAAACAATTATTAACTAATTAAAATTTACTAATTATGACAGCAGCTTGGATTTTAGTGATCCTTTTAGGATCCTTTATCTGTACACGGATATTCCGTAGTACTAGAATGTGGTGGATATACGTATCCTTCATTCTAGCTGGTCTATTAGTAGGTATGCTGAGTAAAGAAGTAACTAAGTCTAGCAATAGCGAGCTTACTTCTTATACTCAGTTAATTAGTACCTTCAATGAAGGAAGTATGGATTGCACACAATTTGTAGCGACAGTGACAGAAGGTCCTACCGTTGGTCATCCTGAGGTTGTGAGTTACAATTCACACTATCCATTATTCAAAGGAGTACTAGTTAACAGTCATACTACTAAGGGACGAGACTCGCCAGATATAGAAGACGATAGTTAATTCTTCTATACCAAAAAAAGAGAAACAATTTTATTTATTAACACTTAAAAACATTATCAAAATGTCATCTAAAAAGAACGCAGCTAAGAAAGCTGCAGCAGATGCAGCAAAAATCGCTGCTAAAGAATCTACTAAGGTTGAAACCAAAGTTGAGAACAAGAAGGAGGAGAAAGCTAATGCTCCTCAAGTAGCTGCTCCGGCAGCAACCGCTAAGAAGGAAGAAGCTCCTAAGGCTCCAGCTCCAGCTCCTAAAAAGGAGGAAAAGAAGCAGGAATCTAAAGCTGAGGCTAAAGCTCCTAACAAGCAGCCCGCCCAGAAAGGTGCTGAACAAGCTAAGCCAAAAGCTAAAAGCAAAGTTCCTACAGTAATAGCAGAAGAAGTTGATGCTACGGCTCTTGGTAAACAATTAGGTGTACCAATTGACGGCACTGTAAAGAACAGTCAGTCTTCCACAGATGCTAAAGCCATGTTAGTTAACTATGGCTATCAGCGCTTTATCAACAACAAAGAGTTCAAAGAACAATATCCTGAAAAGTATATTCAGACAGCGCAAGCAATTGATGCTGTATGGTTGTTGGCAATGGTTGAAGTTAAGAATGAGTTCATTGAACGTACCGATCGTGGTGAGTTCATTGTTCAGATCTCTCCGGATCAGATCATTCCGCTCAACGAAGTAGCTGAAATGATGGGCATCAAATTAGCAGCTCCGAAGGCTATTGAAGGTCCTAACGGTGAACAACAGCTTGCTATTGATTTCGGTAAGTCAGAAACTCCTGACGAACTGAAAGATAAGCATACTGCAAATATGGGAGGTGCAGCTCCTGAAATTCCTGAGTTGGATATAGAAAAGATTTCAACTGACGAACAGATCAAGGCTGCTCTTGAATATTTGATTCGTAAGGATCGCAATATTGCCGTGAACCTTGTGAACACTGTAGAGTGGTATCGCAATCTCCGTATTACGAAGGAACAGAATGCTGACAAACGTCTTGAATTAGACGATCGTGGAGTATTCGATTGGATTACTGAAATCTTCTCCATTATCGAACCTAGTGGTTTGTTCAATGGATTAGGTAAAGCTGTATATATGTATACTGCTCAGCACCAGTCTCCCATCGTAGCACACTCGTTACTGCGCACTCATATGAAGCCTATGGGCTGGAATGATGAGCAGGTTATGCAAGCTGCAAAAGCTCTTATTCAGGAGCGTTTCCGCTTGAAGCAAAAAGAAAATCCAGAGTTGAAGGTAACTGAAGACAAAGCTTTACAGGCTCTTGTCAACAATCTTGGTAATGACTACATTACTAAAGTACTCCATGATTATCATATGATAATCTCTTCAGACGAAGATCCAAAGAAGAAGATAGATCTTGAAGAAGCAAAGAAAAACGCTACTAAGATCATTCAGAATGTACGTATGAATTTCTTCCCGGAAAAGACTACGCCTACAGATGATCAACTTCGTATGGTTATCGGTCAAGTTATTAACTTGTATCGTGATCCTATGGACCGTCTGGCAGAATACGAAGTAGCTAAAGATATCGTTGTATCCGGCGAATATCCTGTTACTGAACAGAAACCAGCAGAAGAGGAGAAACCAGCTGAAAAAAAAAATTAACGCTGTGGATTCTTAGTGCGTGGAAGCGTATTCTCACATGGAGAAGAATCTTTCACTCTAATTAAATCATAATCAATATGACTAGTAGAGTTTTATCAGTTCTAGTAGTGTTCCTTGCCAGTATTTTTGTTGGCTGGAATCTAATAGGTACAACTGAAAAAGTGCAGGCACAGCCTGTGATTCCCTCATATTTGGAGCTAATGTCTATGACAAAGCCTCAAATTAAAGAGAAATCGTCTGTGAGTATCGACACTATTAATATCGCTGTCGATGTAAACACTCAGGAAGTATCCATAAAAGGAACAACAGACGCAGTCGTCAATGTAACAACAACAGGTGAAGTTAAACCGGTTGTTAAGTGGAGAACTAAAGTAAAAGAAGTAAATACAGGATTTCCAAAAGTAAGTAGCATAGCTAACTTACCAGAGGATGTAAAGCCTCTTTCTCCTTTTACTAAAGATTCTAACAATGAAGAATAAGAATATTTCTACACTTAATTCGATGATAAGATTATCTCGAATTATTCGTAACTTTAAGAATGCTAGACGTGAGTTAAATCAAGTCATAGTTCAAACTGAGTATTTCATTATTCAAGGAGAATCAAGTAACACTCTTGAAGTTAAAACGAAACAAAGTATAGATAATACCTTATACTTAGAGCAGTACCTACGTTCGTCTGTAGGGTATCTATGTAAATGCTTGGATGGTTTTGATCCGGGTAAAATGGATCCAATTGATTACATCTGTAGTAGAGATGTAACTGATGGCATAGTTGATATATGCCGTGGTGGGAAGGTAGTTGCAAACATCAACCTATCATCTGGAAAAATTTTCTCAGTAAAACCAGAGACATTAGATGCAGGAGAAGATAAATCCTCAGCGGAAAAAAGTTAATGACAATAGCCGCTTTATAAATACTAAAATTATGTCATAGTTCGAGAGGAGTAAAACTGTAGCGTAAATCACTCCGGCAGAAGGCATGCGGTGTCTAAAATAAGACAATACGCACTGTGTCAGGAAGCTTGTGTTCATTTACACATGGTCCGAAAAGTACATGATCTGAGAATATGTATACTGCTAAAACAGTTGAGATAACAAAAGGTAAGATGTTAGCTTACACACGTGAAACCTGTGTAAGAGGAGGTGAGAGTGAGCAACCTTCAAATAAGATTATGATAATGAGAACCGATTGGTGATTTGATTAATTAAAGACTCGTAATTTAAGAGAAGACACACTGAATTACAAACAGCTCAAAGGGAACGAAATCCCTATATTCGTATGCACTATCAAGATGTGACTCAAAAAGGAATATAAACACGATGCTGAGACAAGAACAAAGTGTTCTTGAACAATCCCTTGGAAAAGGATTGTTGAACAATATTAAGGCTGACTAACGCAACAAGCGGGTTCCAACCTCGCTTCATACAAAAGCGCAACTATGCGTCCTGATTGGAAAAATAGGCTAACTCTAGTGTTTTTACGATAATTGGTTCGTAATATAAAGGGAGTAAATAACTAATACTAATGTAAGGATAACCGTGTTATGGTACATACTTATACAAAGTAAGGATATGAAGGCTGGACATGCAATGATCCTAAGTAACCATGCTAAACTGTGGTGAAAATAGACTGATTACCAGGGAGCAGGAGCCAATCCTGTGCGCTACCGTAACTAGCGTGCCGAAAAAGAACTTACGTATAAGGGATGAGGTATATGAGATTGATACCGTCTTTCAAGTCTAAGGTGACTCACGTGCTTATTCGTTCGTGTGAGTATAATTGAATGAGGAATGAATAGACCCAGAGTGTCTAAGCGGTTTGAGGGCGCGATAACCCTGATTCTAGTTATCACATACCTTTAGCAAGTATGATTATGATATAAAATGATTTTAAGGAGACGCTAGGGACTCCTACTAAAAAACAGCAGAGCTTATGTCTTTCAAGATATGTAAAGACTGGTTAATTACAAGCATCGCCTCACTCCTGAGTTGAAGAGAAGTAATAACTATATAGTAGAAGTACTTTAAACTAAGTTTACTAAAGTAAGAATACAGCTGCTGTAGGGTTGGAATCCTACAACCAGAAGGTAGTGAATATAGATGTGATGACAGACATATTCTTAATCTGAAACAGTAAAAGCTGAAGAAAACCAGCTAATGGTAAAATGTGTTTTCAATTGTTTAATCTCGTATTAGGCTGATAACCTGATATATGAAATTGGGAAGTTCAATGATAGTACAGAAGTAGCAAATTATCAGTTGTAAGATAGACCGCATGGAGTACGAGTCACCCCAGACTGCCAACCGTCATCGCTGACATTAGAAACTCATAAAGTATATACCGCAAGTATATATGTAAAGAGAACGCTGATTCGTCAATGACCTGCCTCCTATCACCCTGTCTCGGTAGATTTAAGGGAGAGTACACTTAGTAGCAATAGCAGCTAAGCAAGCAAGGAGACGATGAGAGGTGGAAATCCTCGTGTTCGTGCAGTATAAATAAGAAATCCGAGAGGTACAAGTGGGTCATACTATAGGTAATGAGCTTGTGAGTTGGTAACGTTAGATAAACGACCGTAATTCAAACGAATTTCGATAAATCCGGAAATACTAAGTAGGTTCATCGTGAACTGATGATAAAGTCTTTCATATTGCATCTAATCGCGATATGAAATAACGGTGATAGGTGCGTTAAGCATCGAAGGAGTTGAATCTTAACCGTCGAAACGGGACGTTAAAACGATATTTATCAGAAAATTATCAGAGATCTTATCATTATCAGATATTTTCAAATAAATTAACATTTATTATTTTTATGCTGAGTAGATTATGTGATTGAATTCACCACTACCATTATTGTAGTGCCATTAAATAATCGAAAGGTGGAGAGCTTAAAATTATTTATTAACCAAAAGTATAAAAATGGTTCGTATTGGTATATCAAGTACAGACTCAGAAAGGAAACATTTTTATGGAAGTACAAGTAACTGCTAGCACAAACAGTGCTCAGACAAATCCTGAAGCTAATATTGCTTCTCAGATTCTTGCTCGTTATCGGGCTGTAGCAAAACAGTATGGTCGTTTCTTCTCAGAACAGATCTATACTATCGTAGGTACAAATCCGGATCTTAAGTACAAAGAAGATGTACTTAATGATAAGAATACGTTACGGAAAGAAGTAACTGTGTTCTTGATTAAACCTATCGACATTACCGGTTTGAAGTTCTTACCGAAAGATTTTGACGGTGAACCGAAGATCATGTTGAATCCGGAAAGTAACGATCCGAATTTAGTATTTAACCTTGTTCCGCCCCAGCTTGCTAAAGCAACTCGTGATACAATCGCTGATTGTATTAGCCGGATTGGAAAGAAAGGTGGTAAACCTATCTTCTTCTCAGCTGAAGAATTGCCAATGCTCAATGAATTGCTGGCACTTCATAACACAAGTGTATGCACATTCTATGAAGAGCTTGCTCGTAAGTATACTAAACTTAGTGGTACTGTTCGGAGCATGCAGGAAGAGCAGGAACGCATGCAGGTTGAGTATGCTCGCCAGTGTGGCGTAGAACCGCAGAATAGCGAGGAAGTAAACCTTAACATTAACATCGAACAACAATAGGTATGGCTACGTGCAGAATTGACCCTGTACGGGTAGAACTTCTGCGAATACTTATTAGTTGCGAACCAGCAATCCTTTCAAAGATATCCTTTCAGGATGGAAGTGGAAGAAAAACAGGTAAAAAACTACAAGTAAGAGAGGATGGAACGGTCATCTTTTACTGTGGAAAAGGACCTTTATGGTGGCAGAGATGTTGCAATGATTATGAACTGGTAAGCATTGTAGACGTCGCTTTACGTGTAGCAGATGTTATTACAGGTTCTCATGGAACTCGTAATGAATTAGCTTTTGATGGAATTACTAAAAGTATTTTAGATGAAGCTATAAAGAAAAAAGACTACGACTGTGTAGTAGATATCTTGTTTGATAGTATGAGAAATTGTTCGGACGGGGCTTTACACTCAAAATATATCAATCAGGAAGCTATACAGAAGTATGCTAAAGAGAATGGACATCGTACCAAAGAAGAGATTACTATAGAGGGACCTCTATTAGCAACTCTTGGTATTGACTTAGGTGGCGGACGCATAGCAAATGTTGTGGGTCAAGTCAAGAATAAAATAATAAGAAATTAGTTGTGTTGGATTGGATACAACTCTTCTATTCTTTATAGTACTGGACGGGTACTATTATAATAGAGGCTGCTGGATGGGCAGTTTCTATATTCGGTATGTTAGTTTAGTGATAGAATTGCCTTTAAGGAGACAGCGGTTTGATTCCGCTACATACCACAACTGGTAGATGTATTTCGGTCAAGTATTAATTTAAAAAAACAAATCACTTGAATATGAAATCAATTACATCTAAATATGCAAAAACTCGTCGTGACGAGTTAAGTAAGGAAATTACTAAATACTGGAATATTATTAAAAATGAGAATGTAATCTCAACAGAGGCTAAGCGTAACTTTGATCTGAAAGTAATGCTTACAAAGATCTCTGAGATGTCAGAAGAACGTCTGTTAATGAAGCTATATTTACAGTGTATTAACATGGGTTATAAGAAGTTCTCAGATCTCCCAGTAGATAATAATTACTACACTATCTTTGCTCTAAGTGAAAAGACAGAGCAGTTGTTCCATCTTAATAAGATTCGTACAATTGATCCGAAAATCAAACGAGCAAAAGGTAAAAAGAACTTAAAGGTTACAGAAGAGCTGACTTCAGCTTATCTTAACACTATTAAGAACAAAATTCAATTAGAAATAAACAAACTCAACAAGGATCTTGAAGAGTTTAACGATAAAGCGGAGTTAGATATTGAATCTGCTCCACTAGCATTAGTAGCATGATAAAGAGGAATGCAATATTTCTAAGGAAACATTTTCTAGAGACTAGTAAGCACTATGAAAAGCGAGTAAATAAAGCTATCGCAAGTGCTTACTCCTCTGGAGAATTAGCACAGATAACTTATGAAGATAAGAATCTAGTCATATATTATACAGAGAATACAAACGCTGAAACCAAACAAGTTATAAAAGGTTTTAGCAAGTAAATAACTTTTAAAATTATCAAGATGAAAAAGATATTAGCAAATAAAAAAGGAAAACGAACAGGAGTTAAATTATCAACCACCAACAAAAGTAAGCTTCGTAGATCGAAGAAAGTAGAGTATCTTACTAAAGTTGAACTGGGTCCGTCAAAGTATATTGAATACGATAAAGATGGGAAAGTAATAGGTTTCATCAGTAACAGCAAGAAAGTACATCTAGCTGACCATTTAACTGATGTAGCAAAGAAGGCTATGGAAGATAACAAAGCTGCTAAGATAGCCAAGAAAGAACGAATTAAACAGATACTTGAAAAAGTAGGATATGATCCTACAGTTAAGTATACTAGAGCAGAGAAGAAGAAATTCACTCGTGCTGTAAAAAATAACTTATTTGTTCAACCAAAATTAGTTAATTTGACTGATGAGGAGATCAAAATGCGTTTTGCAGAAGAGAAGAAACATAAAGTTGAACTTCTTAAAGAGAGACCTCATAAAAATGAGATAAAAAGTTCTGTCGTAGATTTTCTTACTAAAAATAAGGAAGTATTAGCAAAAATGAAATCTAATCCTAAAAAGGAAGAGAGTAAAAAGTATCAATATATAATCAAACAACAAAGTAAAGAAGCTCCACAGAAGGAGATAGATTTACTTACTGATTATATTACTGCTAAAAGTAACACAGAAGCAGTAGAGACAGCTAAAGCTAAATTCCGTAGTATGTATAAGGACAGTAAAGATAAAGACAGTTTAACTGGATTGTCCGTTATTCCTTTAGATACTAAACAAAGTTCTTATTATCCCAAAGATACTATTATCTCATGGACTAATCCTGAAGAACTAAAGTATAAATATTCAAATGTTGCGGCAGCAGCATAGTAATTAACATCTACTAAGCAGAGCAAAGAAGACAAGGCTAAGCACAAAGCTTCCCTTGTAGCGTTTAAAGAAACGTATGTACATAAAGTAGTACAACAAAAGGCAAAGCAAGCTGCCTAAATTGCTGCAAGTCCCTAGTAGCTCAGTGGCTAGAGCGTCCTGTAATTCGTATGTATTGATGTAATATTCGTATTACTATATTATTCGCATATGTCAGGGAAGGTCGTCGGTTCGAGTCCGAAATGGGGACCAAACTAACATTATTATATTATGATTATACGAGATAAGATTGTTTATGTATATGATGTTGAGGTATTCCCCAATGTCTTCCATTGTACTGTAAAAAATACAGAAACAGGTGAATTGCATAAATTTGAAATATCTTGCAGAAGAAATCAATTAGATGAATTAGTTGAATTCTTTCATACAGTTAATACAAAATATACTTTCGGAGATTTATATACTACAGATATTAAGTTAGATACTAACATATTATTTTGTGGTTATAATAATCTTCATTATGATAATGCTATTATAAACTATATAATAGATTGTTACAATATAATGAAATATAAAGGTTATAGAGACATTTGTAGGTCTGTGTTTAACCTAAGTAAAGTAATTACTACTTCAAGTGAGGATGATAATTCTGCTTGGAGAAAGTGGAAGTATATGATTTGTTTTGACTCTTTTGATATTCTTACTATGCTGTATAGCAATAAGCTAAGAGTAGGTTTGAAAGAAATTCAAGTAACAATGCAGTACAAGAACGTACAAGAATTTGTTGCTGATTGGCAGGCAGATTTGCCTGAGAATCAAATAGATTCAATGATTGATTATAATATTAATGATGTTAATTCTACTGAGGAATTACTCAATAGATGTAAAAAAGACATCGACTTAAGAATAGCTATTGAAGATGAATATGGAGTACGCGTACTTAGTAAAGATGGTGTAAACATTGGTATGAAGATCTTGACTCAGAAATATCTTGAGAAAACAGGTCAAACATGGTGGGATATTAAAGATTTAAGATCTCCTATGTCAGTAATACCATTAAATAATGTTATACTACCTTTTATTAAATATGATAGTCCTATATTAACTAGAGTCCTAGATGACATGAAAAGTCAAATAGTATCTCCGGGTAGAAAAGGATACGAAAACAAATTCGTATTTGAAGGATTACAGTATTCTGTAGGAGTTGGGGGAATTCACTCAGTGAATAAACCAGAAATAATTATTCCTAAGGAAGATGAAATGCTCATTGATATAGACGTTGCATCTCTATATCCAAGTATGCTAATAGAATATGAATTCTATCCTAAACATTTAGGTCCTGAATTCCTAGAAGTATATAAACAAATTAAAGATGAGCGAATTGAAGCTAAACATAATGGCAATAAGGTTAAGAATGAAACCTTAAAGCTTGCTCTTAATGGATTATCAGGTAACTTACAGAATGAACATAACTTCTGTTATAGTCCGTTCGCTGTAATGCAAATCAGAATAAATGGACAGTTACTATTACTAATGCTAGCAGAAAAACTTACCCAATTAGGATGTCGAATCGTCCAAGCAAACACGGATGGATTATTTGTCTTACTTAAGAAAGACGTATATTCAAAAGTTAACAATGTTTGCAGAGAATGGGAACAACTTACTAGGCTAACGCTTGAGGAAGAACGTTTTAAAGCTATGTATCAATATGCTATAAATGACTACTTCGCTATTACTGAAGATGATAAGGTAAAAGAGAAGGGTATGTTTATTACTACTGTGAAATTAGGGAAAGGTCTAACTCCGAAGATCATACCGAAAGCAGTAATAAACTTTTTTAAGAACGGAGTATCAGTAGAGGAAACTATAAAAGGTTGCCAAGATATTAGAGATTTTCTAATGTCTGAAAAAACTGGTAAACAATGGCATGTTGAGTATAATAATAAAGAACAACAGAGAACTAATCGTTTCTATGCAAGTACTAATGGTGCTTATTTATGGAAATGGAAGGAGAAGGATACTAATCGTTTCGATATAAGTATTCCATGCCCTACAGAAAAACAGTATCAGAATATGCTTACTGCATCTGGTGTTACTTTATTAAATTACTTAGACGATAAACCAATTGAGGAGAGAAAGATTAATTATAGGTATTACATTATGGAAGCCTATAAGATAATCAGAGAATTAAAACCGTTACAAATGAGCCTATGGGATTAACAGAGGCTTATCAGATATATTTCAGAGACCATAGCTCATATAATAATATGAGAATATGATTTTAGAAATAGACACTTCTATCTTAGATAGAATTTCAGATTTATCTATGAATCAATTAGTATTCCTAACACTTGTATTGAGTGATAATCAAACCATCAATCAAGACATTCAGAAACTTCTCAGCCTAGTTAATGAAGAAGAGATACAAGAGTTAGAGTCTCGTAAACTAATCACTACCAAAGTAGTAGATGATACCACAGTCATAAAGAAAACAAAAGAACTAGAAGAACTTCTAAAAGAAGATAAATCTATGTTTGATGAATTCTATGACCTATTTCCGGTTTATGTTATACGCCCTGATGGAACTAAAGGTTTCCTTAGAGCAAATGTAAACAAATGTAGAAAAGAATATAACAGAATAGTTGGTAAAAGCAAAGCTATGCATCAGCATATCTGTAACTGTCTTAAGTATGAGATAGATAATAAAATGCTTACTGGCAAATTAGGTTATATGAAAACTATGTGGAAATGGCTCACTCAGCATGAGTGGGAGACTTACGAGGAACAGATGAAAGTAGAAGAACCGATTATGACAAATAGTTATGGAACAGATCTCTACTAAAATACTACAATTCCAGCATATATCAGCAGCTACAAAAGAAGCTACTGAGTATATTAAGAAGAGAAAGAACCACGAGGTAAAGTCTCTTAAAACAAGATGGAATAAGTTTAATGCTGCCTGTATGGGCGGCATTGAACCTAATACTGTATATACAATAGTGGGTATATCAGGTAGTGGTAAATCATCATTTGTTAATACGTTAGAAAATGATTTAATAGACCTAAATTCTGATCAGGATGTTATAGTACTTAATTTCTCATTTGAGATGTTAAGTTCTAGGCAGGTTGGTAGAAAATTGAGTAGTAAGTTAAGGCTAACTACTGCTGAGCTATATAGTGCTAACAATGACTTAGATAATGAATCGTTAGCCAAAGTCGAAGAGACTTCTCAACAAATAAAGTCATATCCGATATATTATGTAGATACACCGGGTACAGTTGAAGATATAGCTTCTACTATAGACTACTTCTATGAGAATAAAGCTAAAGGCAAGAAATTTATAGTCATACTTGACCATACTTTGCTTGTTGAAGGTCAATCTCGCGAGTCAGCACTGCAAGTGATTTCCGATTTACAGAAACTGTTTATTAAGGTAAAGAAATTACCTAATACCACTGTAATACAGTTATCACAGATGAATCGTAACATTGAAACTCCTGATAGAATTAATAATCCTTCTATGCATTATCCAATGCGTAGTGATATTTCTTCTGCTGATACAATATTTCATGCATCCGATTATGTTATTTGTATTCACAGACCAGAATTACTAAATATCCAACAGTATGGACCGAATCGTTTACCAGTTAATAACAAAGTCTATCTGCATCTTATAAAGAATAGAGATGCTGGACAATGCTCGATATTAGAATTCGACAACGATCTGAAATACAATAATTTAATTGAAACTATACGAAATGAAGAACCAGCAAAGAAGATTTCGTTTTAGTAATAACAATTAAAAAGGCTGAATTTATGAAAACATATACATTTACATTACCGAAGAAAGAAAATAGTGCAAAGATTTATAAAGATGCGTTGATGGAACGCATTATTACAGCATATCCGTGGCTGACTATTGACAGTTCATTTGATTATCCGAAATCTAATTTTGGAATCGAATATGCAGGTGCAGGTGATACTATTACATTAGGTTTGAGTAAGAAACATAATGTAAGTTGGTTGCCTAAGACTTGCTCTAACTGTCCGCTTGCCTCAAAATGCTACAAAATTGACAACTATAATCTCGAAACAGAGTTCTTTAAGGCATTAGATGCACTTGATGCATATGCTAAGAAGAATTATCCATTTGATTTGGATTATGATTTCGAAGATATCTACGGTACACCGATTAAAATTTTCCACAATTTCGTACAGATTGGATATGATATCATTCCAATCGCTCCGGGTTCATTGAATTATTTGAAACCAGAAACAAAGAAAACAATTATTAATCTTACTATTAAAGTAAAGAATAATGGTTGGTTCTAATAACATATAAATCCCATAACTAGCAGAAATTATCAGATATTTATCAGAGGGATACATAAAATAAACTAGCTTTATGATTGTATTACCAAAAGAGAAATTAAAAGCCAGAATTGAGAATCCTAGATTCTTGATATTGTTTGGCAAACCAAAGTCTGGTAAAACTACCTTAGCATCTAAATTAGACAATAATCTTATTGTCGATTTGGAAGGTGGTTCAGAATTCTTAGAGGCATTAGCTATTCAAGCTAGATCTGTAAATGATTTAGGCGAGATTGCAAATGCAATAAGAGAAGAAATTAAAAAAGAAGGTAAGAAACCCTATAAGTATATTACTATTGATAATGCATCAAGACTGGAAGAGATGTGCATGAGCTTTGCTATACAGTTATATAAAGCTACTCCAATGGGCAAGAAGTATGAAGGTACTGACCTCAGAACCTTGCCTAATGGATCTGGTTATTTATATATAAGACAAGCTGTAAGAAAAGTTATTGACATGTTCCGAGGATTATGTGATAACTTTATTCTTATTGGTCATACTAGAGATAAGTTGATTAATAAGAATGGCGAAGAAATGTCTGAAATGTCTCTTGATCTAGTAGGTGCACTAGCAAATATTATATGTGGCGAAGCAGATGCTGTAGGCTATGTATATAGAAAGAAAAATGAAACTCATATTTCTTTTGAAGGTGGAGATAATTCCGTCATAGAAGCTAGAGCTCCTCACTTGAGAGGAAAGAATATCGTAGTAGCAGAGAGTGATGAAAACAATGAAATCACTACTTATTGGGATAAGATATATTTACCTGAATAAAAAAACACAAAACAAATAGTTATGATTTATAGTACAGATTTAGCAAACCAAGTAACATTAACTAATAATAGTAATAATACTAAATACCTCGAAGCAGGTATTCATGATAATGTTAAATTTACGTCAGTGAAGACTGCGGTATCTCCAACAGGAAAGAATTTCATTGAATTTAGATTCGAGAAAGACGGTAAGGAACTTGTTCATACAGAATGGGAACCTAAAGAACGTGCAGAAGATACTGAAGAACAGAACCAGAATAAAGCAACAAATCAGGTTACGAGAATTAATCGTATCTTAAGATGTTTCTATCCTAAAGAAGTGTTGAACTTCACTGGTAGTTCTTATAAAGAATTCACTAACTGGGTAGTTGCTATGCTGAATGCAGCAAACAAAGACACATTGTTGAAAGTGAAAGTTGTCTATAATAAAGATGGTTATACTACACTTCCAAGTTATGTAAAATTTGCAGCAATTGAGCCTATGATTATCCCGATGGGATTTTATGAAGAAGGCAAAAATGAAAGCATGATACGAGAAATAACAGGTATAGACTTGTTCGTTAAACCAGTAGTATCCGATAAAGAGACTGTAGAAGTTAATCCTCTAGAAGTCAAAACGGAAGCTACGTCTGACGATCTACCTTTCTAATCTGTTAGGATTTATATAAAGTCGCCACGTCGGGCATAATACGACGAACACGTAGGTTAGTGTACCGCACTATGAAAAATGAGTGATTACAAAATAGTACACAACCTACGTTTTAATGGCAGTTCCGGAGTATCAGGAGCATGGTGTAAAGAAAGTAAGATACAGCTTTCCTTTACTGTAGAGTTCAAATCTCTACACTGCCACTAACAATATATCATATGATTTTTGACACTAATAAAATAAAAGAAGAAGTTACTATTACTTTAGATTATATATTATCTAGAGTAAGTGAGTATGATATATATGCAGCGTATATTGGCAATTTTAAAGTTGGCATGATTTATAATTCTCCATTGAGAAAAGATAAAACACCATCGTTTGGTTGTTTCTATAGTAGAAAGACTAAACAGTTGTTATTTAAAGATCATGGTACAGGAGAATGTGGTAATGTTATCAAATTCGTATCCTTAATAACAGGTTTAACTAATTATTCAGATATTCTAAATGATATAGTTAACAAACTTAAAATTACTAGTAGTACGCATCTCGATAGCTCTAAGCAATATATACCGTCAACTGAGACAGTAATTGGTGTAGTACGTCAGGAATTCACTGAAACTGACATCAATTACTGGAAGCAGTTTAATATACAGGTAGAGACACTAAAGAAGTTTGGAGTAAGTAGTATAAAGTACTACCTATGTAACGGCATAGTAAAAAGCGTTTACAAAGAAGAGAATCCTATGTATGCATATAAGGTATATAATCATTTTAAGATATATAAACCATATGCAGACAAATATACAAAATGGCGTAACAACTTAACTGAATTAGATATTCAGGGTTATAAACAATTACCTAAAACAGGAGATATACTTGTTATAACCAAAAGTATGAAAGATGTTATGTGCCTATACGAGATGGGTATACCAGCTATCTCACCTTCATCTGAATCTACATTCATACCTGATAGAGTTCTAGAACAACTTAAGAAGCGTTTTAAACGTATTATTATACTGTTTGATAGAGATGAAGCTGGAGTGAAATATCTCCGTAAAATGAGCCAGAAAACAGGCTTAGAAGGTATGCTAATCCATAAGAAGTTTAAAGCAAAAGATGTATCTGATGCTATTAAAGCTAATGGATTTGATAAAGTGAAAAATTGGTTAACTAAAAATATTAACAAATGATATGGTTCACAGCAGATTGGCATTTCTTTCATGATAGAATACTAGATTTTCATCCTAAACGGAAGGAACTATTCGGTAATAATATGAAAGAGGTAACAGAGAAAATGATACAAAAGTGGAACAGTAGAATTGATAAACATGATACTGTATATATTCTAGGAGACTTTGCATTCGGAACGACGGATGAAAAGAGAAAGTTATTCCAAAGATTAAATGGAAATAAAGTACTTATACTAGGAAATCATGACAAAGTATCAGATAATCACAGATGTTTCTTCAATCATATTACTCAGATAAAGAATATGACATTTAAGAAAACTGTGTTCCCATCGTTACCAAAAAATATTGAAGTAATTATGTGCCATTTTCCTATGTTCTCTTGGGAACATATCGAAAAAGGTAGTATAATGCTTCACGGTCATTGTCATGGCTCAATAGACTTACAGAATTCAGCAGAACTTCCTGATCACATTCGTATAGATGTTGGTATTGATAGCAGTTTTGCAAATTATGATTTTGTATCTATTGATAAATTGGCTAATTTTATAAAAAACTATATAAAACAATGAGCAAATTTAATTATATTTCCAAAGGATTGCGTAAAGCATTAGCTTTTCCATTTAAATTAGTAAATAGTAATTTTTTTATTGCCTTTGGACATAAAAGGAAAACTATTTCCAGAAAATCTAATATTACTAATGATGTAGAGGAAAAGAAATAAACCTAGCGAAAGCAAAATTCGCAATGCAACACCAAATGAGTATAATGGTATTAAGTTTAAAAGCAAACTTGAGACATATACATATAAGAAGCTGGAAGAGTCGAAGATCAAGGCTGAGTATGAAACTCAACGATACGAACTGCTTCCAGCTTTTACTTTTGGTAATAAGAAATATAGAGCAATAACTTATAAACCTGATTTTGTAGGTGATAAGTTCATTATTGAATGCAAAGGCTATCCAAATGATGCATGGGCTTTGCGTGAAAAACTTTTTAGATATTATTTGTACATAAATAAACTAGATATAGATTATTATATAGTACATACGCAAAAACAAGTTGATGAATTGGTTAACAAGTTAAAAACATAAAAATTTACAGTTGATACTGTTTTATTTAATACTTATTTATAAACTTACTAAATTTCTACAGTATGAAAATATGTGGAATTAGTGATATACACGGGAATCTTTACAATAATATTCCTGAGTGTGATGTTTTGTGCATTTGTGGAGATATAATTCCATTAAATGAACAAAGATCTATGGATGCTTCACTAAAGTGGTGGCAGACACGATTTGCAAAATGGGTAGATAAACTACCTTGTAAAAAAATATTAGTAGTGCCCGGTAATCATGACTTTTACATAGAAAGTAAGTTAGGAGATGAATGGGAAAGTTTTGTAGAAGACTACGAACTTTATACTAATGGAAAAGTAAGATTCTTAGTGGATGAGTCATATACATATGAAGGTATAACCTTCTATGGAACTCCTTGGATACAACCTATTGAGTTTCAAGAAGGTAGATGGGCATTTGAATATCCTACTGATGAAATAGATGAGAATCCATTCGAAAAAATACCTAAATGTGATATACTACTTACTCATGATAATCCTAATTATAATGATAAACTATATTATTATAGTTATGGAAAGTACAAACATCATTTGTTTGGACATTGGCATGATGGTATATCATACGGACATCTAGGGCAACATAATTGCTCTATACTAGATGATTGGTATAACTTTAAAAAAGGCTTAAAAATAGTAACAATAGATATTATGACTGGAGACAAAAGACAAGAGATCATAGATGAGATTCTTCTACGATTACAAACAATATCCAATTTAACACAAACTCTAGAATTTTCTAATCAATTGAGCAGTCTTATACAAGATTACTCAGAAGAACTACGTGCAGAAATTCCTGTAAAGGAAGATGAAGTTGAATGGGATACTTCAGGAAACTTTGTTACTGACACTAATATAATGGAAGAAGATTTCATTGTAGATAGTAACGTATTTGAAGAAACAAAAACAGCAGCATGAAAATAGAAATTCCGTATTATGAAGATAACACGCGAATATCAAATTCAGCAATAGGTTGGTTCTTGAAGAAAGGACCGCGCTACCTCAAGGATATGCTTGATGGTAAAGAAGAAGGTATTAGTGGAAAGTATCTTGATAAAGGAACTATGATACATATGTACCTACTTCAACCTGATGAGTTTTGGGATAACTATGAAGTATTAGACTTTGTAGTACCTAAAGTAAATCAACAAAAAACTTTATGTATAGAATATGTTCAAGAACTAGTAGTAAATCCTCTAGAGGATACTGATAAGTTATTGCTTAAAAGTTATAATAAAGCTTATAGCAATAGTAAATCAGATGATAAAAAACTAGAAGAAGCTAAGCAAATTATTGAAACATTTGCAGAATATATTGTATACCTTAAGCTCGAAAAGAATAACAAAAAAGTAATTTCATTTGCTGATATAACTATGCTTAAACATATTAAGGAGAACATAGAGAATCATAAGAAAGCAAATGAATTACTAACAAACCAGCCCGGTTTAGAATGTAACAATGAGTTTCATATAAATTGGGAATATGAAAAAGCAAATGTATCCTGTAAGTCACTATTAGATAGAGTCAAGATTGATCATTGTAATAGAAGGATTACATTAATTGACTTAAAAACAACAGCAGATGTCTATAATTTTAAACATTCCGTAGAGGAATATGATTATTATAGACAGATTGCATTCTATATATTAGCTCTTACTTGGTATTTTAAGGAAGAAGGTTATGATATAGAAGAATATGATTTAGAAGCATATATTATTGCTATTCAGAGTAATGGTAATAATGAAGTACGTGTTTTTAATATGTTAAATGAAAAAGAGTTGTTGGATCGCAAAGACCTAATAGCAGAAACATTAACAGAAATATCATATCATTATCAGACAGGTAATTGGGACCATACTCGTAAATATTACGAAGAAGATGGAACTGAAGAACTTGAATGATGTGAGTATATATATAGCTCCGTTATGTAACGATAATATTACTTGGGAAGATTTAACAGTAGAAAGTGGTTTTGTTAATGCGTTTACTAGTGATAAGAATAGACCTTATTTAGAAGATAAGGTCTTTTTTGTTTATGATAGTAGTGTAAACACTAAGGAATCTTTAAACAGGTTTCTTAAGTTTAGGCAGTTAGATACTATCTATAATACGCACTATATAACTATTAAGAAAAAACATTATACTGTCTATTGTTTTAGTAATCCTAAGTATAAAAAAGATATTGATAGGCTTCGTATAAATGGTAAAACTTACAATTTGAAAACAGCATTAGAAATAAACAGGTTTTGGAACAACGTGCCAGTTCCAGAATTAGAAGAGCGTTTGTTTTATAATCACTATAGATTTGGTGAGTCTATAGAAGCTGAAATACCAGAAGAAGACTATTATAGTTATATGGAATTTGGTGATGACATATAACTAATAAGCCTACTAGACAACTAGTAGGCTTTTCCTTTTTGCAGTGTTCACTGCGAATTGATAATTTATAGAAGTTCATTAATTGATTCTATAGATAATTTCGTTTTGTTTTTGGATCCTAAGCTTCAAACGCACTCTTAAAAGGAGTTACTTTAATTATATTCTTTAATATAACAGGCATTCCTTTATACACTCCTCTATCTATTATAGTAAAAGGTGTTCTATCTCCAGTATATGCAAATGGATTTATTAGATTAATAAAGCTTGATAAATTATCAAACCAATTGAAAGCTGCTGTAGGAGATTTGATTAAAGAAATTAATTCGAATGGGTTATACATAGTTCTAAATTCAAATGCTGAACGCATAGCTAAGTACGTAATTGATTGTGTTAACCACATATCATAATCATCATCTCCGTCTACTAATGAAGCAAATGCAATAGCTACTGATGTAGAACCAGCTACCAACATTAACTCGTTAAGTACTCTTCTTACTCCATATTGTTCGTAGTCTTTCATATTATTATAATCTGCTAATAACTAAGTAAGAGCAAAGTGTTTGTTCTTTAATACGTTTGATAAGAATTTACCAGTAGATCTATAATAACCTTCTTCCATAGCACCAAGATCTAGATTATACTGCCTCTTCTTAAATCTATCCTATAAAGCAGATACCATAAAGTTACGATGTAATACTAAGTAAGACGCAATAGAACTTGCATGAACTGCTGCTTTATCTACTTCTCTCAAAGTACCGTCAATTCGTTTAGACAATATATCAATTCTATTTCTAACATCATTTAAAAGTTTCTCAGTAACATATTGTGCATATTTAGGATCTACAGAAACTTCGCCTTTCTTACTAGTGATATAAGCATCATATAAGGTAGTAGGTAATTGTTTAAATGCTACTGCTCCTTTCTTTCTATCATCAGGATAGAATTTATCAGTATACTGCTGCTTAGACAAAAAACCTTCGCCATCTACGAAACGATAATTATGATAGATACTTATGAGAGTATGACTCTTAACCGTATAATCTGCCTGTGTATATCCAGCAAACCAAAAGTTCTGGTTAATAGAGCGTAATACTTGGCTTTGGTCTAATCTATCAAATAATTCTCTGTTGTCTTTTACTACTTGATTTAACATTAGTAAATATGGAATTTTACCATTTGGTATAGGATTACCAATATTTGCCATCATGTCTGGGAGATGCCTAAAAAATTCACTCTTTGCAAAGTTTAAATCTTCTAGGTCAAAGTATTTACCCATTTTTGCTTCTAATGTAGTATATGTAGCATCTGTAAAGAAGCTAGTTCCTATAGACCATAAGTTACCAGATAGATTGACTTTAGTAACAAAACCTCTAGCTATATCTAACATTTTACCTACATTATACTCTTTACCAAATGCTTCTACCAATATAGGGCTCTTATTTCTACCATACATTAATCTATCAACTAATAGTTGTGATTGTTTGTAAACATTAGTAGAACCCGGACCTTTAACGTCTTTTCTTGTTTTAATTGATACCTACTTTAGAAGATTCAACATAAGCTCTACATCATCCTAATGTTTTGACATATTCTTGTAATTAGCCGCCATATTATAATACTATACTGTTGCTGCTACAGCATCTGTAGATATAGTATTTGTATCATCTAACATTTTTATGAACCTTGTAGGTATTACTTTGATAGGATCTCCATTAGGCATTGTGGCAAACTCTTCTACGAAGTCTAAGTCATCCGCTTTAGTCGTAGCTAAGTCTTCAAAAGCATAACCTAATTTCGATAAAATACCATCTTTACGATTAAGTGCTTGCATAAATCTAGCAGGTATTTGAGGCATTCTACTGTCATTAGCAAACTACATGAAAGATACATAACTATTGGCTAATGACATTATTTCTTCAATCTAATTATATAGTTCTAATACCTCTGGTTTATTAGCCATAGCGTCATAAGCCTTCTTATTGTTATACTTATCTTTTTTTGGTTGTATCGCCGGACCGTTTGGATCCCAATTGTTATTATACCAATCAGAACTAGGATCTAATGTAGAATATTTGTTTATAGGAGCTCTTTCTGTATACTATTGTATATATTGAGGAAGCGGTTTTAGCTCTTTGTAATAAGATGCAGCCTACATATATCCTCTTTTGTCTTCATAATGGTTAGCCATAAACCAATCATTATAAGCCTATGTTCCCGCTTTCTTAGCATTGTCCATATCTATAAAATACTAATCAGTAAAAGCCATTTCTGCAAAATCACTGAACTTATCTGAATTATTTTCTGTTTCTTCCTTTGTTTTAAATTCAGTTACATCTGCGATATCTTGATCTAATTGTAATAGTGCAGCTTTTTCAGAATCAGATAACTAAGTAACATCTATTTTACCTGTACGTGGATCTTTAAACAGTTGTTGAAGCTGTCTTCTTTTTTGAACTAAATCCTAGTATATATCACTTTGTTCTACTTTATTTAGATTATCTATTCTGTCATAGAATTCCTAAGTATATTTCTCTACAGTATTTCTATTTTCCCACAACTTTAACTCTTCAGATCCTTCCCCATACTTACTAGCTACTTTAGCTCTGTCTGCATCGTATTTAGCTTTATCTGTTTTATATTTTATATGTTCAGATACTAGCTTGTTAAATTCAGATAATTCCTTAGCTATTATAGCATCATCTCCAGTTTTCTCACTTCCATCTAGATTATATGGATTTGATAATAGAGATTTTTGTTTACGCAACTATTCTAACTGCACCTATTCAGATTCACTAAGTAAGTTAGTATATTCTACACCATCAATAGTAATAGGAGATGTTAAGTTATCAATGTACCTCTATATCTCATTCACAGCATCTCTGGTTTTTAACGATAATATTTTATTGCGAGCAGTATAATATTCAGATTTATACTTTCTATCTGCATTTTCATTATACCAGTTATTTATAGCAGTGTACCATTTATTCTAAATATCTTCATCCTGTGGTAGTATATATTGTCCATCACTGTCTTTTTCTATAGATAGTTTTTCTGCAAAAACTCTTTTCTGTTCTTACTCATCTGACCATAGTTAAGAGGCTTAACTCTTAACCCAGAATATGTACCATCATCAAGTTTTTCATATAACAATTTCTAAACATCGTTACCATACTTATCTTTAGCAACCTTTAATGTCTTAGTCAATTTTATACCAACATCTAGAGTTTCTCTATCCGTAGCATTTTTCACATCATTTAATGTTTTAGCAATAGTTTGTTGGACAGCATTATTACTATTAGTAGCCATACCAAACCAGTTCATAAACATATTAGAATCATGCTTAGGATCATCTAACCAATTTATAGTTTCCTATATAATATTGTCAGGCATTCCTTGCTGTTTTAAGAAGTTCTTCAAGTGCTAGTAACCTTTACTTTTGAGAACATTAATAAACTTGTTATTAACTTGATTGAGCTACTATTGTAATTGACTTAGAATGTCTTTTATCTACTGGTAGTTATCTTTATCTTTAAATAAATCTGTAGTATCTACTAAATATGCAATATCATCTACGAGTGGTTTATAGAATCCAACATAATCATTAGATAGCTATCGGATCTATTTTGAATTTATATCTTCAATCGGTCTACTCAAGAACTGGATGCTATCTTTAACTGATTCGTCTATATGTTCCATAAACTGTAACATGCCTTGTTCAGTTTCAGAATTAGATAATTGCTGTATTAGAGTTTGCAACTATCTCCATACTTTAGGACTTTTATTTGAGTATCTTTTAATAGCATTAAGTCTATCTTTTAGACCTTTTTGGATCTTACTATAAGTATTAGACACTTCTGATATTACTCTAATCTGATCCTCGTTAAGCAAATCAAAGCTTACTTCGTTATATGTTACTTGTGGCAATGTTAATACAGCATCAATGATGGGTTCACCATTAGAATCTTTGGCATATTCTTCTTTACTCTGTATAAAATCTCTAGAGAATATTTTAGCTTTAGCTTTAATAGCTTCTTCTCTATTATCTAGTTTCTACATTAAATTGTCAAACAATATAGAAGGCTCCCCATTCGGAGCCTTATCTATACCATGACCATTATTCATATCCCAGATAGTATATGCAACTTCTGGTACAACTTTTTCTAGTTCCTTCCATTCAGGAAGATTTTTGTTTGGACATTTATACATATTATCTGGTTATTATAAATTACATATGAATTTTCTCAATGCTTCTTCAAGTTTATCCTGTGTATTAACTTCATTGTCTGTCATAAACTATGCAAATTCATTTAAGTAAGTCTATCTTTCTTCTGGGGTAAGGTCTTCCATCTGATCAAGTACTTCGCTTATTCTTGAATTTCCTTGTTCGTATAATGCCATTAATTCGACACCAGTTAGTGGTAAATTAGATGGGAATAGATCTAATTGCTTAGATGATTGATTCTAAAACATTGCGTCTATTTCTTTATTTATGTATTTAAACACAAGTTCACTAAAAGATTTTTCAAACACTATATTATCTGGTATAGGGTATTTAGCAAACATACGCGCTAAGTCTTCATTAGAATAGTAGTTTAGATTAGTACCTGTGCCAGAATATGCTACTAAAAATTCTTTGTCTCTATGCTGCCTAGCATAAGTGTATAATTTGTTTATCTATTCAACTATCTATTCTGGAGTTCTAGATGGTTGTACACTACTTGTCAAATCTTTAGTTATTATAGCATAAGACTATCCTTGTATACCTTCTGATTGTCCATACACTGCTCCAAATTTATTTTTTGCTGTTAAAGCAGCTCCTTTACCATGTCTACCTTGTGTATTTGAACCAAATACAAATATTTGATTAGGTTCTAGATTAGTTATTATACCACTATATGTTTTCAAGTAATTTTTTATATCACTATAATCAGCCAAAATTGCAGGTTCTTCTCTTTCTTCTAATACAGGAAAGAATTCATCATCCATATTCACATCATCTTCTGTTTCAGTATATACTCTATCTTGTCTAGCTAACGCATAATTCATGTTCTAATAACTAGGTAGTTCTGTTATATGATGAATATAAGGAGCATCGTCTATCCAATCTTGTCTTTCTTGTTGAAGAGCCATATCTGCTAAAGCATCTTTATTATTCAATGCTTCTACATAATCCCATTCGTTTTCTTTATTGAAATCAAATGCAGTTTCTCTTCCATACTCTACTATAGAGTGACCTTTATGCTTATAACCTTTTTTAGATATTAAACCATATAAAGGTATATAAACAGTTTTACCGGGTTTACCATTAGGCTATATCTCTACAAATGACTTATAACCAATTATGGTATAAACGTGCCAATTCTATGGACCAAATCCCAAACCATCTCTTAATTTAATATAAGGAGGGAACAACGGGAAAGATTCTTCTACGCCATCTTGATTAGCTACTTTAATCCAATTAATAGGTCTAATAGCTGGTTTATCTGATCCTACTCTCTGACCCATTATTATATTTGGCATAGCAGCTTTATCATTTATATATACCCCTCTAAGCTATTCATTGTTCTTACCACTATACATGCTAACTGGCTTAACCAAACTATCGTTAGTCCAATTGTTTAAGAATAAATCAGTTTTATTTTTATACCCTAGTTGGGAACCGTTTACCAGTTGATCTAATTTTCCTTGGATATAATCTGTATAACCTATTTCTTTTCTAAAACTATTTGGTAGATATTGGAAGAACGAGTTCATTGAAGGATTGTCTCCTGATACGTAAAAAGCATATATTGCTAAATCTCTAGCTAACCTTTTAATTTCTGGGTTTGGATCATCTAGCAATTCTCTCCAGTAATTAATAAGATTATTAGCCTGAGATTGGTCAGAACTTAATAATTCAGAAGTATCAATAAAATCTAAACCATCATGTGTTATATTAGGTAGTAAATAATTTAAGAAGTCATTATTTATGGTTCCGTCAGCCTTCAACAAATATTTATATTCTCCCTTAAATATCATATTTTTGAACTTATTAAGCCTCTTAGCTATACTATTTCTACCGTAGAACAAACCTTTTACATCAATGTTATTATCTTCTACATATTGATTGAAGAATTCAGCTTTCAGTTGAGCCTCCATTCCAGATATAATTGGATTTAATAGTTTAGAGTTTGCGTTATTTTTTCTACCAAGAAGTGATAATACAGTATTATACTAGCTAATAAAGGTATCAGTATTTCTAAATAGTAAATTCCTAAATATAGAAGATCCAAATGGAATACTATTTTCTGTTTTTCTAGCTATAAAAGTTTCATCATAAAAACGTCTTACCTCTCCCGGAGCAAAGTGACTCTCTTCTGCTAGATCTTGCATACCATTATAATATATTTGTTGTTCTGCAAACGTTTTACCAGTTTTTTTAGTATCTATCTTGGAGTACTTTACTAGATTAGCTAGATCATCAGCATATGGTTTAAGAGCAAGCCAAGCGTAATATATACCTACTTGTCTCTTATTCAAATCATTGTATGCTCCATTATTCAACAATAACTCTCTACAATAGCTAGTTTCTTTTCCATCTTCATCAAAAAATGTTTCGAATAAGTTTCTATAGGCGTTAGCTTTTAACTCTGGGTTAGAATTAATATATTGGAATTCTTTCCTATAAGAACCAGTTGGATCATACTTATCAAGTACAGACTCTATTGCTTCTTTCTCAAGCTGCGATGGTGATTTAGTTCTATCTACTCCATACTTTCCTTTAGTTTTAAGAACTTCTTCTGCCATTTCTTTCAATATAGGTTGACCTACAAAATAGAATGCCCATTTACCTTTACCTGTACGTAGTAAAAAGGATACCATGTTATATGTCCAAGCGTTTACATTAAGACGTACAATATATGGGTCCTTAGCTATATCAACAAAACCATTAATCATAGCAGATAACCAATCTAATATTCTACCACCCTTTTTAGTACCTACTGTAGGATAATCGTATATTCTACCAAGATCTACAATCTTCATAGCTTCTGTAAATGCATTACTTTCCATCTTTAAACCTACTAACTAAGTAAGAATATGATGAGCATTATTCAATGCAAATGGTCCAATACCTGCTTTACCTCCAGTATATTCTGCTTTTCTAGCTTCTTGATATGAAGGAGTATATACTTCAAATGGTTGTACATGATGCACTTCTCTATTACTTTCTATATCTTTAAGTACTTCCTTTGTATTCTCAGTAGCATTATCAATAGAAAGTTTGAGAGAGTTAGTATTATCTTTAGTAAGTAGTACTTTCATGTATGCATCAAGCATTTCATTCTTAATAGCATTTGCTACCTACTCAGTGTTATTAGCTATACTATGGTTCATCTTTACACCATCCTCATTATATGAGAATCTGGCTACATACAACTTATCAATATCAAAGTCAGAACCAGTTAGCTTAGTAAAGTCTTCTGGAAGCATTATTGTATCTCCCATTATCTCAGGAAATACATCTACAAATCTAAGAGGAGATATAGAGGCAATTGACTGTGTAGGAATACGATAACCTATAGAATTAGCAGTAGCTTTTTGTCCTATTATATCATGTTTAATTAGCCATTCCCTAGCTTGCCTAAATGTCATCTTCTTATAGTTAGGTATAAAATGCTTAAACAGGTTTATACTTACTACTGCATCCATAGAGCCTTCTTCGTTTATAGCTTTTAAAGCTCTACCATCATTTATCATACTAGGAGTAATAACATTCTTACTAGTAGCTTCTAACCCGAATGCAGAACGCTGAATAAATGCACCTCCCGGCATGTGTACATCAATCACTTCTTTGTTGATCATAGAAATGAATCTACTTTCCAACCATTTGTTATCAGATAATGCTGATAATGGTATAGTAAACGCATTATTTTTAGTATTTAAACCAGAGATAATATTATCATTGGCATCAGATTCTCTTGCATCAGCAGTAAGCATTTCTCCTAATGCTGTTATATTTACCTAACCGTCTTCAGTAAATAGTTGACCTTGTAGTTTAGCTTTACCTATATCAGACAATCTATTTAGAGCATTCATTACTGTGTCCTTAATAGTTTGTCCAGATACTTGTTCTCCTTCTTTACCATACATATCATTCATACGTATGTTAGATAGATTAACTTTCATAAACTGTGTACCAGCCATAGTTTCCTCGTGAATATGAGGATCTGTAGCCAACTGTTGACGTAAGTATTTAAACTTCTAAGTATATGTAACTAGGTTATTAAAGTCATTCAGAGTATTACCTTCTCCACTTTGTAATTGATCTGTTAAATGAGCCGATAATACAGTCTGTCCATCTTTTAACTCTATTTCACTGTCTTTAGCAGCTCTGTATGCTTTCATTGGTGCTCTAGATCCAGCCTTAACAGCAGAATCAAACATAACCATATCAATTCTCCTGTTAGGATCTTCATCCATCATCCTATCATACAAAGCTCTTATATCTCCAGTAGCTACAGATTTAAATAATGGGAACAAAGCCATTTTATTAAAATAAGGTATTCCTAAACCGGGAATTTCATTAAATCTCGTACCAAATGCCATATACTTCATAGCATTAAGTATTACCTTATTAGCTCTCGCATATAACTCAGGATTAGAATCCCACTGTTCAGCAGTATCTTCATTCATAAGTATATCGAAAGCTTCTTTTATTTCAGGGCTCCACTGTCCACGCATTCTAAGAAGATCCCTAGTCATTATAGGGCTTATATAAACAGCAGCATCCGCTACGTTTATTCCCTCTTTATAACCTCTGACTTCTACTTCAGCAGCTTGTTTGGCTATTTTTACTTCTTCTGGATATTGTTTCTCTATTTCTTGTATAGATAGATCCTTAACTTCATTCCAAGCCTCTTCACCATTCATTTCTTGAATGGTTTCTTTTATATTACCTAAAGTAAATAGATTACGATATGTATAATATTGTTTACTTTGGATTTCATGATCTTTAAGTTCAGCTACTACGTATTCTTCTCTCATAGGATCATTATTGAAGAAGTCCAATCTATTATTAGTACCAGTAGAAGTTAATGAACCAAGACGTTTAATCTTATCTACAGATAAGTCTAGTATACCAGTTCTGTCATATTTTACTTTATAGTAAGCAGGCGCTCCATTGAATATTTTCTCTATTTCACTTACAGATATAATGCTATTGATAGTATAATCTGCCAACATGTCAAATATTGCGTAGCCTTCTGCATTATTAGCGTCCAATGATTCATATGCTTGTTGTCTTTCTGCAAGCACATTATCATCTAATAGTTTGTTTCTAATACTCCAGATATCTAGATTTTCATTAATTTCTATAAGTCCTAAATCTCTAGCTGTCTTTAATTCATCCTTCATTCTTCTATTGATCAGTCCACTTATTAATTGTTTCTGAGTATCAATAGGAGCATTAAAGAAATAATCTTTAGCAGTCTATAAATTTTCTATAGCAGATTTAGATGGATCGTTAAAATCTATGAACTTCCCATTAACATATACTCCGGTTAAGAATAAGAATCTAGCGCCATTACCTTCTAACGTTACAGTATGCTCTATACCTTTATCATCTTTATACTTATATTTATTAGGAGTATGAAAGTTCTTAATTCTGCGAGATGGATCTAACCAGTCATTATTTACAGTTCCATCTGCATTATAATGAATGTTTTTATCTTTATCGTAGTGAGTGGGATCATCATCAATTTGTCTTAAACATAACTCGATCTAGTTTAATTCATCTTGACAATAACCTATAATTGTATCTAATGATTGTTCGCCGTATAATATGTTAACACCATTACCTGTTTTAGTAAATCTAATTCTTTCGTGAGGCAATTTAATTCCTCTAATGAAATGATATGTCTTCTTATCTGCTACTGTAGGGAATATTATTCTATCATTAAAGATAGCAGTCATTTTTGCAAGGTAGTCTTCTCTTTGAGTTATATTAAAGTAATCTCTACCAGCATCATAACTAGTTTCATCTTTAAAATTAATGAAAGTCTCTACTTGGATATTTTTATTACCATTTCTTACTGCACTCAGTATAATAGAATGTTCATTATATACTACAGCTTCTAGATTGTGGAACAATTCTGGATCAGTTATTAATTCGTTTACTCGGTCTTTAGCAAAATTGTTCTGAGAAACCATATAATAACTATTACCATCTGGACCTAAACTACCTAATCCTTTGTCTGTAGCATGTACAAAAGCATAATAATTAGCCAATGCTTTAACATAGCCAACTTCATTCCATATTTGTGTAGGTAATGTATCTTTACCACTTATTGTTATAGTAGACAAAGTATTATCAGGTTTTATAGCATCTTGAATTATCTTTAATGTATCAGATATTTTACTTAATCCACCAAAGTTGACAGTATTTACTACAAATGTGTTTAGCAATGTATATGGATCAGACTTAGGATTACCATAATCACCAGATAACAACATCTTATTTATAGTAGGTTTATCCATCCCAATTCCTACTTCCTATAATATAGAAACTATGTAATCTTTAAGCCTCTCTTGATTCTGAATTTCATGTAAATCAAAATTACCATCCTTAGTACGTATAATACCCTTATTATTTACAAATGCTTGTTTGATCGTACTTAGGGCATTAAGAACTGTGTTTATTTTGCTCTTAGCGTTATCCTGTGCAACTACTATACCATCCTCATTATATTTAAATATGCCAGAATTTTCAAACATATTCCTAGACCACACTTTAGGATATTGCATAGCTTTCATATCAACAGTATTGTCTGTTAATTTCATAGTAGTCATTCCGGCTTCATCCTATGATATTTTTGCAGTAACATAGTTGTTTATATCAGAAGTAATCACAGTTTCTAACTTAGTTAACATAGCTTCCGCGTTTATAGCAACATTAGGATCTGAATTAGTAGATCTTTGAACTAAATCTGCGAACTTTATCAACAACGATGCATAGAATTGATCATTTTGAGACAGTAGAACTATTCTATCCATAATATTGGCAATAGTTCTACACCCTGCTAAATCTTTTAGTACATTATTCCAAGCAGTATTAGAATCTACAAAACTAGGAAATTTGGTAACTGCATCTATCTTAGCTGAATATGAACCATCGGCATTCCTTTGTCTCATTGGTATAGTCTAGAAGAAGAATTTAACTTCAGCAGGGGCGTTGTCTTTAATAGATATATTCATCCCTTCTACTGTATGCTGTCCTATATCTATTCCTTCTTCACCCTCTTCTTTAGCTGTAACATTATCATTATCTATAGTTCTTATATTTAATGATTTAAGTTTAGAGGCTATAGCTGGAGCAAATATATTATCAAAGTTGTCATATATTTCAGTAAGAGCTTCAGAAGGAAACTTGTTTTTCTAAGCCTCTACTATTAATTTAAGTCTTTCAAAATTATAATCTTTTGGATTAATATCAGTATAATCAATAGATTTACCTTCTATAAAAGAACATTGGAAGAAGGCATAAGTGAGACTTTTTACTATATCATCAAACTATTTAGTCTTAGTAATGGCTTTAAATTGGTGACCATTTACTTCAAAGTTTGGACCTTCGTCACTGTATATTGATTTAAATCTTTCTACATTAGTCTCATTAGGTTTTATACCGTAATATTTACCTCTATTAATGTCTGCATATATTTTAGCTAAAGCATATTGACCAGTTCTAGCCCATAGTTTAATAAAGTTCAATATACGTCTAAACCAATTCTTTGTATCAAAATCATATTTAGCAGCATCATTTAACATAAATTCTCTGAACTGTTCTGCTAAGATTTCATCTATAGCCGCATCAGAGAGATTTGACTTGCTCTTCTTCTTATATCTATCATATATCTTTCTTCTATGTTTTTCATCTATGCATAGCTGAGATACTCTATGCCAAGCCTCATGAAATTCTACTCCTTTTGGAGCATCATTATACAATTTAATAGAATCTACAGTTACTCTACCTACTACACTTTGACCTGCTTCCGTAACATCTATAACATAATTGGTTATTTCTGGAGTAATGCCAAGAGTTTTTTCTATCCACTGTTTAGCTTGATCTACATCCATCTTTTCTGTAGCATTATACCATATTCCGTCTTTAACAGAATCTTCTACAGTCATATTAGGACCACGTTTCTTTCCATCTAATATCTTATAGATTTCACCAAGATCAAGTTTCTATTGATTACCTTGCTCATCAGTATAACTGATACTTTCTTTTCTAAAGTCCCTTTCTACAGCCTCACTGATATGTTGCTGAGCCTGTTGCTGTTCAGACCTCTATGACTTACTTTGGATAGTAACATCATCTACATATATGTTAGCATCTTGTAAAGTATCAGCAATATCAGTCATAAGTATACCTTGTTTGATATACCAGCCTAATACGCTTATACCATTTGGATTAGTTTTTGATACAACTCTCTTACCATCCTAATATTCTATACCAAAATCTTTAGGAGTAAATTCTATTTCTTCGGGAACAATAACCAATTTATCTACATTGCTGTTCTTGAAAAAAGAGTGCAATGATTCAAAGTGAGGATCCCTGTTTTCATTCTGTAAATCTCCACCTAACCAATTTTTATTAAGACCATCTTCATCAATAGCATAATGGAAATTGTCCATTATGTACTGTTTGGCTTGCTCTCTTATATTCTTGTCAGTTAATAGATCACTTATACTGTATGTAGTAGTACCAATTACTACATTATTATTATCATCAATATAGAATTGTTTTTTAAGTCTCTATTGAATTTGTTCATTATTTAATCTAGTGTCTTCAGGATTAGTAGCAGTATGTGAACCAAAGTTAACTATAAAGTGCAACAGCTATTTTGGATTAATGGAAGTTTGTACTCCATTAGCATCTGTGTAGAATTGATCATTGCTGGTTACTAAATCTAATATTAAATCAGCTACTTTAGGTTGGTCTTTAAAGTACTTGTAATTAAGCTGAATTGGTTTATCTATCATTGCACCTTCTGAATTAGGAGCTTTTATAATCCAGAATGGCTTACCCATAGACTTACCATTATATGATAATACTCTATTTTTAAGACGAATGATAGATTTACCTTTAGGACCAGTACTAATACCCATTTCAGTATTACTTGGATTAATCTAATATGGGTCCTTTACTTTCTACCAAGCAGAGTCAATTATATTTCTATTCTTAGGGGTTCCATCAGCATTTACTTCATTCACAATACTACCTGAAGTAGTTCTTATAAATGTTGGAACTATCTGTAGATCTGTATCGAGTTTTACTTGTTTGTTCAATTCAAGTATTTTGTTTCTAAGATCCTACAGATTCTTCTTAATGTACTGCTGTTGTTCATAAGGTAATCTATTGAATCTACCTCCTCTTTTAGCTACTAAACCTGTCTCTGTTCTAACAGAAGCTACATATTCTTTATCTTTATACTTAAATATTGCATATATAGCATCAGATGTAACTCCATTTTCATTAGTATATGGTCGTACTTCAAAGTGTACTCCATTCTTAGTAACTTCAGATACAAAATCTGGTGCTGCGCTTATTTCTGAAAATTCCTTATTATTAAGGTATTCTTCCATACCTTGGAATTTATTATAAGTTACCACAGTCCAATTACCATCTTTATCTTGTGAAATTCTACTTAAACGGTAGTTTAATTCATGAGAATATGGATCTAATTGTTGATCATATGTTAAAGGAGCTACCTTGTCGTTATCCTTATCAGTTATAGGTTCTTCCATAGGTACTGTTACTTGTTCTACTGGTACTTCTGGTTCTGCTGCCTAATCTATAGCTTTAGCATCTTCGTCACCAATCAAACCTCCTAGTATAGAACCTAATGTAGGTATATCTCCAACTTGGGCTGGCTATGTCTTTGTTTCATCCTGTACTGGAATAGTACTTGGAGCTTCTTGAACTTTAGTAGGAGTTACATCATTCTATTGTTCAGTTAATTTATGTTGTTTATCCTTAATTCTTTCTAATTGTTGATGAATATAGTATTCTCCAGAGCTTATAAAATCACTATATGCTTCCCACATTTCTACTGATTCCTTAGTTTTATCTATTAATTGATTAGATTTTTGAGTTAACGCTTTGACTAATTCTTCTGCTTTAGGTGTTGCTCCATTTTCTCCTACTTCTTCTTCTAATTGATTACGAAGATTATACACCTCTTCCCAAGCATCAGCTACTTCACTATGACGATTAGAAGATGCTAACCTAGATTGTGCAGCATTATCAGAATAGTGTTTTGTATCTGGGAATAATAATTTATATGATTGCTGAAGTTTCATATTAGCGTTTTTATAGGCATCGCCAAATGTATTGTCTGGATTTAAAACAAATTTATTATTTCCCCTAGAATCTCTTTCTTGAGTAAAATACTATTCTCTATTCTAAACTACCTATCTTCTTTTATCAGAAATATCAGTGGGTTCTTTAACCTCATCCTCTATAGTAGGAGGTACTGGTTCTGGTGTTTGCTCATACACTTCAGGTTTAACATCTTCAGAATCTTGTTCATTCTGCTTCTCTGTTTTACCTGAGTATAAGTCATCCAGACGCTACATAAACTTATTACTAGCATCCTCTACATCTTTCCACTTATTTATCTTAGCCTATATGGCTTCTTTATCTGTGGATTCCATAATAGTTTGTTCCATTTCAGCTCGTCTAAGATCTAATTCAGAAGCTATAACTTTCTCATAAGCTTCTTTTAAATCTTGATGCAATGATGGAACCTCTAAATCTTCTTCCTTGATACCCAGAGCTGTAACCTGTTTTTTCAGATTCTCATACTGTTCCTAGAATGATTTAATATCTTTGTTAAGCATTCCAGCAAACTGTACTACATCTGCTTTTGATGTTTTAGTACCAGTATGTTTTTGTATCTACTCTAGTTTAGTCTTTTGTTTATTTTCAAACTCGTTATATAACTGGAACATAGTATCAAGTTGAATTTTAGCTGCTATAGCGCTTCTCATAGTAGATACTTGATCTATATCTTTTATATTAAGTTTCTCAATGTATTCCTATACTTGAGGACTATACAGTAAATTATCAGCTTCACTTCTGTGTTCAGTAGCAGTAGCTCTAGCATCTCTTACTTGCTGATCGTGGTGATCTTTTAAAGCTACAAATATATCATAATCTTCGGTTCTTGGATCTATGTCTAACTGTTGAGCTTGTGCTACAGTTCTATTAGAGGTAAATATATTATACATCTATCTAGCTCTTTTCTGTTCTTCCTAGATTTCAGCTACATCTATACCATCTATTTTAGAGTTAACAAGATTATCAAACGCTGTTTCAACAGTATTCCATTTACCTTCTCTTATCTTAGAACCATATAGTATGTTCTTACGAACTTGATCTTTCTATGCCTCTCTATCTGCATATAAAGCAGCTAAGAATCTATCACCAGATATCTGATCATTTAAAGGTTTAATACTAGTTGCAGTACCTATTACAGAAGTCATCAAACCGCCTAATAGAGCACCACCTTTAAAGTTCTCCATAAACTCCTAGTCATCTGAATATACTGGATCCCATGGAGTAATAGCAGCAAATACAGATCTAGCGCCAGTACCTAAATTACGTACGTAGCTACTGATCAGATTAGGATCAGACTCAAAATCTCCATCTATATATCTTTGACCTTTTATATACTGAACTCCTTCCTCTGCTCCTTCTAAAGCCGATGTTATTACAATTCTACCAGCTATATCTTTTATTGCCTTTCTTCTAGTAAGTCTAGGCAGTTTGTCTATACTCTCTATGCCAAATGCTACAACATCGTCAATTCTATCTGCTAACTGTTGTTTAAGATTTCCAGTTTTACTAGCAATTACCTAAGCTGTTTTACCATATTTGCTGTTAGCAAGTTTTTTTAAAGACGATGATCCTCTTACTTTTTTAGCTATAGGACCCAATGGAGTTACTTCTAGTACTGTCTGAACTATATCACTTCCAGATAAAGCCATATTGTCTGTATAAAGAGACTTTAAACCATCCATTTTATTAAGTCTTATACGGTTTAAAGAATTGTTATTTACCTTTACTTTATTAGACAATATTTGATCATACACAAAATCATCATTATCTATTTGTTCTTGTGTATAACCCATTTCTTGCATTTGAGATTTAGCATCTTTAAGTACCTGTTTGTCTATACCATCTTTTTTAGCAGAATTCATTACATTCTACTTATAGTTTTGATATACTTCAGCTTTAGATTCTTGATCTCTTGCGTACACATTTCCTGTTACAAACGCAGTCAATGAGCCTAAAGTACCCATAACACCACCTGCTCCTCTTGTACTAAACATAGCACCAAGAGTACCTATTAACTAGGAGCCAGCGCTAGAAGCAGATGAACCTAAAAGACCCGGTAGTTTATACAGATACGTGTCTATATCCGTTAGATCCATACCGGGAGAATTCTTCTTATCACTATAATATTGAGATGTCATTTTACTTTGCCAATATTCTGCAAAGTTTTTATATTTCTCAGCTTTCTTTAAGGCATCATCTCTTCTGGCTATTACGCCTTGTCTATCTATTTCACCATCACCTAATACAGTTTGTATGATCTCTATTTGTAAATCTATAGGTTTACCGGCAAATCTTTCAGGAAATATATTATCACTAACAGCTTGATCGTTGAAATCTTTAGCCAGTAACTTATCATAGTTAGATTTATTATTCTATACTTTGATAGATTCTTCTCTTAGTAACTATTTATTTTCTGGAGTATTAGCATTAGGATCCGTCTCCATAGCTTTACGTAACTAAAGGATATTTTTTATTCCTTCCAAATACTGTTGAGCTCCAGTTAATATATCATAGTCTTTCTGTAGAAATACATACTCTCCCAGAGCAGTATCTTTATTAGTCTCATTTCTAGTAAGATTCCAATCATAGAATGCGTTAGACAAATAATCTGAAGCACCAAATGAATCTGGTGCACTATCCTGTGTAGGTATATTTGACATAGTATGAACATAACTATCTAAATCCGCTTTGGGAGATAGATAGTTACTATAATCACGACTTCTTTGTCTTACACTATTGATCAAACTAGGATCATATATTTTTTGTTTTGCCATATTAATTATACTCCTGATAATAATTGTTCTGCTGAATCCATATAAGTATCTTTTGCCTATGAAGCACCGCCAAGTCCAGATTTTCCTCCTTGCCAAGATTGATTTACTCTTTGCCAGTATTCTGAAGATATATCTTCCTTAGGTAATACTTTATAACTTTCAATTTCATAGAATTCTTTTCCGTCGTCTCCTACTTTTTCGGTTACTTTTCTACCACCAAATAAATTTTCTATAGACGATCTAATGCTCTATACAGTAGTTGGAAAGTTAGTAGTGTCATATTGCTTTCCTCTAGGTAACGAGAATATACCAGTGCTAATATATCTAGTTATTTCATCCTTAGGTATTCTTATCTTTCCAGATAAAGCAAAATTATCTCCTATTTTAATAACTCCGTTATCTGGTTTAAACTGCACATCCTTAAGCTTTCCACTTTCTACTAATTCTTTCAAAGGGAAGTCTCCACTTCTAAATGTACCAGCTGCTCTTTTAATCTCTCTAGGTTTTACGTCTGCTGCTATATTAAATATAGTTTCAGGCATCAAGAATCCATTACTAGAATCAAAGTTAAATATTTCGTTGGTAGTACCGTTATCATTTACAACTGTAGACGGTCTTCCTCCTACTGCTGTTAGTAACTCATCATCTTTAGTAATACCTATTTTACCTTTAATAACATCTAACGCTGAATTTATACCAGATAAATATTTCTCTGTATTAAATTCTTTATTAGTAGATACGGATATTGGAGAAAACCCTGCAACATTTTGGAATTCACTTCTTAACACATACTTATTACCCTGTTGCAATAATCTATTTTGATAATCTTTAGCCATATTCAGGGCAGTATTGTAGTTAACAAAATCTTGATCATCTCCGGTTGCTTCATATCTCTTAGCATATAGACTAGCCATTTCTCCTAACTGCACCATTTTGTCAGTCATATTATCTATATTTGCTAAACCTTTTTTAGCATCTTCTGCTATCTTAGTATTGGGATATTTGGTAATAAGGCTCTCGATATAACCTCTATAACCAGTATCTAATCTAGCTCCTATCTTATTCTTAACAGACTTATACATAGTATCATTAAGAAAATCAAGTCTTGTAGGTTGAGGTTTAACTATCTCAGTACTACCTGATCTTGTCATTGAATGTTTAGCTTGAGCTAACCAATATGGATCTACAGTTTCTTGTTCTACTATTCTATCTCTTTGAGAATCAGCTATCATGGTAGTAAATGCTTCTCTAGCTATATCTTCATTACCGTTAGCAGATCTTAATGCATCTTCATAATACTTTTGACCTTGTGGAGTTCTGATTAAGTCATTGAATCTAGCGTCTGCTATACCTTTCAAAGTATCATAGGTAATGCCTTGTCTTTGATATTTTACTCCATCTTTATATACAGGACTAAGTGTACTAGGTTTTAAGTTATCAAAGTATGCGTTACTCAATGCATTAGCTGTTAAATACTCTATAGGAGCAAGATCTGTCATAATACCATCTTCTAAAGTATTCCATTCTCCTATATTTATATCATCCCAATTCTAATTATATTTACCAGCAGCCCTCATCTGAGCTATCATCTTCTGTCTAGCATCCAGGTTTTCAGCACTCTGTTTTAGCTTACTTAATGAAGAATAATCCACATTATTAATTAACGACTGTAAACTAGATCTAAAGGAAGCATCTTTTAAAGCATCTGGATTGGATACCATTTGATTTATAGCGTCTTGTATATCCTATCTACCAGTAGTAAGATCATAATATCTTTGAGTATCTATAGCAGACGGTGATCTAAATTCTCCAAACTTCTACAACTATGCTCCAAATTGTTGAGCAGCTCTATCCATTTCTTCTTTCTGTGCTGCACCAATTCTAAATAATTCTCCAAAATTAATTGGAGCATAAGTATTAATAAACTAAGCCTACGCGGCTTGATCGTACATATTTGCTGCCATATTATCTTCTAAATTTACTCATTAAGTTAGAATAATCTTCTGTCTTATATATAGATTCTAAGAAAGGAGCATATGCATCCAGCATAGCCATGTCTCTATACTTTTGATTATTCATTAATCTTCTGTTTTGTGCGTAGTTACTTATCTGTGATAAAGCTTCTATGTTAATATTTCTAGCTGCGGCTCTACTTCTAGCATTCAGGTCAGTAGACATATTACGAGCAGATACAAATTGTTGTCCTAAGTTGTTAAGAGTATTAGCGTATTCACCTTTATATTGATTCTCAATATTACTTTTCTGTGAATATAAATCTGCAATAGCTTTATCAGCAGCTACCTGACTTTGTAATCTGTAAGCCATACTAGCTCCTGTATTTGTATTAGATTGAGAAGCATTGTAGTTTGATATAGCTCTGTTTTCTCTGATAGCTCTTCTAGCTGGAGTAATATCATATTTTCTACCAGCCATAGTACTAAGTATCTGACTAGAATATGGATTATATACTGTATCAAAACTTTCTGCAGTAGTTCCTAGGTTAGATAGTACTGGAGTTAAAGCTGCTAAATCTGTTAATCCTTGACCTAATTTTCTCCAATCAAAACTATTTCTAATACGGGGACTCCTTGTAGAACCTGCTTCTGGTACTTCAGTTGACACTGTAGAAGGAGTAGTATAGATTGTTTCCTGTCCAAGTCTAGAAGGCTATTCTGTACTTAAATCTAATGCATTATCTATTAGCGGTAGATCAGTAGTAGTTACATTAGTTCTAGTAGATCTAGTAGCAGGTACAGCAGTAGAGCTTGAAACGGTTCTTTTACGAGTAGGAGATGCTGAATAGCTTGTAGGTATTCTCTCTGTTCCTAGTCTATCTATAGTCTCATTACTAAGATCTAATTCGTTATTGACAGTATCTACCATCTTTGCTCTAGGTCTTCTAGCTATTCTATTGGCTGCAATGGCTGATGCTGAAGCATCTACATTTGGTAGATTGATTGGTAATCCTTCTGTCTAATATAAAGAAGTCAATATATTATCTGGGTTCATATTTGCGTTGAAACCAGAGTATTTGTCACCTAATGGTACAGCGCTATTTCTATCTGTTACTTTATATTTTCTTCCTTTATAATCAAATGTATCACCTATCTGATAATCATATTCTTTTCCAGAATTATCTCTATATCTGAATCCTCGTTTGGTACCACCATCCTTAAACTTATCTATAGATTTATTTTTAGAACTCTTTATAGATTCTTGTAGATTAAATAATTGATCATGAATCATTTGATCATTCATCTAATTCAATTTGGCTGAATTCTCAGCATATTTGTCTTTGCCTTTACTTTTCTTTTTAGACATCATTCTTTTACCCATTTGTGCAAATGTTTCTTTACTTCCGGGTACTTTCAAAGTATCACTTAATATTCTACTGCCTTCCGGAATATTTACTAAATTACTATCTGTAGGTTTACCTTCTTCTGGTACTTCTAATATATTACCATCTGGAGTATTAATAAGTTCACCATCATCTACATAAGCCAGACTAGAAGTAGTACCTCCATATGCCATAGTATCTACATACTGATCATATGTTTCATTCCAATCGGCATTCAATAATGCACTATTTTGCAATGCAAACCTATTACCCAATACTCTTTCTTTTTCTCTTCTGTACTTTTCTCTAAGACCTTTGTTCTGTACAGCTCCTTTAAAACCAGTACCCAGTGTAAGAGTAGGATCTTCATAGAATCCGTTTACTTGTACTTTACCACTTTTACCTATGGAACCAACTACAGCTCCGCCTATTCCACCAACAACGGCTCCAACAGGTCCTAACGCTTCTCCCATTTTAGCTCCAGTAGCTGCTCCCTTAAATACACTCTATACAGATTCTTTAGCAGCTTCTCCACCAGTAGACGCATTAGAATTACCTCCTACTAGAGTTAACATATCACCTGCTCCACCTATCATTCCACCTGCTACTCCCATTATATTAGGACTTGTACTAGGATTATATGGTTGTATCTGTATAGGATCTCCAGATAATTTCTATGGAACTTGAGCAGACATTGCAGGACTAATAGGTTGCAAAGGATTGCTAGTTATATTCTAGTATCTTGACTTTATATAATCACTATTAAAATTATACCCGCCCATTTGGTATTTATTTATCTTATTCTTTTTTTTCATTATACTAATGAGTATCTATATGTTGTATTAATATTAGGGAGAGTAAAGTTGTGTTGTTCTCCACAATTCAAAGTAAGATCACATATTAAGTACTTACCTCTTAATCTGCCCGGATATGATAACGTATCATCGCTATTCTATTCTCTACCTATAGCAAATCTATATGTATTTTCTCTATGATCTATAGCATAACCTCCATCTACATAATCCTAAGTAATAGTACCTACTTGATCTGTAGTTCTAAATGTAGCATCAGTAAGCATTCTCTTTATGTCTCTAAACTAACCACTAAAGAATACATTGTCAAATGTCTTAGTATATAGTATATCTTTATTAATAATATACTGTATCTTACACTCCATTACATTTAACGCACGATCTTCGGTTTGCATCACTTTATTGTCTTTGATATATAACAACTTGTCAGAAAATTTCAAGTGACCAGCAGGATTCTCAGTATAGAATGAAGTAAAACTTTGGGTATATTCATTATATACTAGTGTCTTAGTATTGAAACAAAATCTAACTTCGTTGAATTCATTATCATAGAATGAGTCATGAACTACAAAGTTGGGATTTGCGTTCAAATAAGTCTATACTCCTTTCTCTTTAGACAACTTATGTATAGTATCAGAGAATTGGCATAACTCATTTTTATCTCTATCATGCCAATATAATGCAAAGTCAGAATTAGTTATACTATTGTCGTTTATAACAGATGATCCATTACCAGTAGTAATATAATCATACCTTGTTAATATACCACCAGTACCTAAAGTAAGCTCACTAATATTATTATCAGTAATAAGAGATCTATCATTTACAGATGCTATTCCAAATGCGCTATCTTGCCAAAAGAATAGTTTATCATTAAATGATTTAAGATTCGTTATCTTACCATACTGATTATCTACATCTAGGTAATCTGCAAACTTAAACTGTAACCAACTATCTGTTACTTCATTATTAATCTTAGCTTGTGAATATACAATTCTATTTATATTATTAGCATTAGTTATTGCGTAAGCAGATTCAGTAACATATTTCTTTGCATCTCCTTGAACAGAATATGCATCATTATATGCATAATATGGTTTGGTTTGCTTATTATAATTACCCAGTGTACCTCCATCTATAGTAGTACCTAAATATGGATTAGTATAATCATCCATACCTTCACAGCTGCGACTAGTAGTTTCACCATATTGTAGTGCAAGATTAATACTACTTTCTACTGGTATATAGTCTGTGCAACTTATCAACGATGCTCTATAATCTCCATTACCCGGATCTGGGAATGCATTGGCAGTTCTATGATCATGAACGCCAATAAAAGTATCACCTCCATATACTAAAGATTGACCACCACTAGGTCCTATTGTAGTAAATGAATTAGTACTAATATATGTAGAGTTAGTTCTAGCTATGTAACTATTACCACCATATGGTATATTACTAAGTTTTATATTTACCACTGGTAATTCAAACCATGCCTTATTCAAGAATATATCCTAAGAACCTATTACACTTGTTATATTGTAATTAGCTTGTATTACACCATCTACTCTATGAAACTTAGGTATCTTGGTAAAATCTCCATTCAATACTGCACAATAACCAAACGGACCTGCTCTACGTGCTCCATTGTTATCTCCATCACTATTGTGGATATGACCTAAATTCAAATAGTTGATATCACCAATAGTTCTATAATACTGCATCTTCTCTGCCATGATATTTCCTCCTGCCATAATTGGTGGAAATATTGAGTTGTTATTAATGTCAACAGTTAATCTACTTTCAGATATTGCAGTATTATGTAGTATATATCTTTTACCTATCAAGTTAGATATAGAGTGTACTGTTTGTTCTGTAGCAAATTCTTCAGATGCTATTACAAAACCATTAACATCACTATTATAACAACCTATTAGTTTTGATTCTGTTACTCTATCTGATGAGAATCCCCAGTTTGTATTATTAGGAGTTATAAAATATTTATTTGAATATATATTTGCTCCATTAGCCGCTCTGTACCAATATCCTTTACTTGCTATTGGGTGTAAGTAATATAATAATTCAGCATGAGCATTCTTAAGTTTGCCAACCAAGCTTTCGCCAGTTATATCCAATTCAGGACTTATGAATGTGACATAGTATTTTGTTACTCTATCGTTAAAGAATGTAGAAGATTGCTCAGCATATATCTCTGTCATTCTACCAGCTTTGGTATACTTAACTGGTATATCCTGATCTGTATATCCAAGCGGTATCCTAGGTCTGTAACTATTATCTGGTTCATCACCTTTATTGATATACTTATATGGATAGTTAGTTATCTCTGATATAACTCCTTGCATTAATACAGTTCTATCATCAACTGTACGTCTACATCTTACTATTTCGTATGCTACAGCTCCTTCTGGTACATTAGATACTTCGAACTGTAATCCTAATGCTTTACCAATAAGATTTTCTCCTGCAAAGAAGGTTGGGTACTCGTGAGCGTTAGGCATTCTAATATCTCCAATCCAACTAACATTAGATGGAATACTTTTATTGTTATAGAATACAATACCAAATCTATATATCTCATCTCTCTAATATCCTCTGAAATTAGCATCAATATATGGATCTGCATAATTCATCTATCTAGAATACTCTGGAATACTACGATTTATTGATGTATCCTTCAGTCCATCTAGGAAATAGAATGTCATAGAAGATGTAGTCTGAGGAAGTACTTGAATCTTAGCATAGTCATGACCTTCTGTTGCAGATGTATTCATAGACTACATGGTATCCATAGTAAGCTCAGTATAAACAAATCTATAGCTTACATTTATACCACTACCTCCTAATATTCTAGCACCTCTTTCAACCTTATTACTATATTGTAGATTATCGTTAGCAGTTGGCTATCCCTTTACAGAGTTATATGGATTGATACAATCATGTTCAGGATCTATATCTGATAGTATATTCTTCCATGCTGCAGAACCATACTCTGGTAACATTACATCAATATCATTCTGACCACTAGCTGATTTAAGTATTAATCTACCTTCTTTAGTACATCTATAAGCTCTAGCATCATAGTCAGTTCTCCAAGTATTTTCTTTAATGCCAGCAGCAAATAATCTATTGTCCTTCTTTTCGATAGTAGAAGCTACAAATGAATTATTTGTTAAAGAATTTAATTCTTCTAAAGTAATAGTATTAATAGGTGCTCCACCTAAATCTTCATATTCAATACTAGTTGCACTGCTAGATGATTTGATCTCAGCTATAACATCTACTGTAGGTAATTCTGTATTATCGTTATAGAATATTCTAAATATTCTACAGTTATTATAGAAACTATTATAATTTATACCAGTAGTTTTATCTACTAGATCAATAGACATCTTAACTGATTTACCAGTAGATACTTTTTTATCTAAACCGTGATATTCATTTAAACTGCTAGAGGTATTACTATCTGTTAAGTGTACTAATCCACTACAAGGAGACATAATAGTATTTGATCCTCTGACATTAAATAACTGATAGACATACTGTACAGTACCAGACTACAGATTACCAGAACCCAAATCTACTATTTTAGGAGGACTAAGTAAAGAGCTAGGTGTTAAGTCAAGGATACTAAGATCCTTAATATTGCCTTCACTATCTAACAGATCATTTGTAACACCCGGTTCATATACATATTTATTATCCATGATGTTTAATACTCTAATAGGAGTATTACCATCTGTTATGTATATCTTAATATTATTCTCAGCCTCATAGTTAGCTACTATTTTAACCCTATTAGACTTACCATACTATAGTTTACCTTTTATTATTACAGTGTTCTTTAGAGGTAGATTATTATAATCAGATACTCTATATACTCTATTTATGTTTTTACTATCTACAGTAAGAATAATAGCATACTTATCTACAGTAACAGCATATAATACAGTTTCATCATCTGATATAAATCCGCCACCATCTACTGGGTGAATATTCTAAATATTTTGCAATACTCCACTAGTACCTTCAGTATCAGTAATGATTCTGATATTCTCAGCATATCTATACTGATTCTCAGGTATTGCATGAATATCAATATCCATATTCATGCCCTTTACAAAGGAATTAGTTTGTATATTTTGAAATTTATTCATATTTATATCTCCATTTAAACCCGTAAGCACTTATCTATCTTCCTCTGCAACAATCTCTAATTCCTTCTCTTTTTTTCTGAATAGTTCTTGCAGCATCTGATATACTACTATACTCCTATATTACATTACCATCCAAGTCATATTGAATTACAGGAACAGTTAAGTTCTTATTGATTTTATTTGTATTTATGTTCAACTTGGGTACAGAGTAGGTAGACTTATTGACTAGTCTTGGTTTTCCAGTACGAGACTATGACATTCTGCTCTTAGTATCTTCAGTATGACGCCAACCTGAATTATTTTCTGCTACTTTAGCTTTATTATATTCAGGATTCAAATCTAAATACTTTTGTTCCAAGAACAGGATTGTATCCCTTATATCTTCACAACGCTCTAAGACACACATCTTAAAGGAATTCTAACCATATTTATTATATGAATTCTATAGATGCTTATTATGGTGGAGGTTCCTAATTAATGTGGATAAATGAGTTCTTAGTCTTTGTTTAATATTTCTAGAACTTCCTATGTATCTTTTATCATTGAGCACATTTTTTATCATATATACTCCAGAAGAATCAGGTAGCTAATTGATGTTAGAGGAATTAAAATCTAAAAAATCAGTACTCATAATCTATTCTAATTATATATTATTTGTTCATCTCCAGTAGTAGCAAAGAATGTATCATGATCATCAAACTCTGTATATAACTTATGCCAATCATTCTTGATAGATTCTATTTCATCTACACCCGGCATCATAGCTTCTGCGTAAGCCTGTCTACGATAGAAGTTCCATGAATTTTTCATGTCATAGTATATATTTTGAGTTAACTAACCTTTAAGATACTTAGGATAAGATAACTTCATAGCTACATACCAAAATATTGCTTCAAAGTAAGAAGGACTATCTGGTATCATAGGCATACTATCCTCGTCTGTAATGATAGCATGATATGATATTTTAACCCAACCGCAAGGAACATTTACTGTAATATAACCCGGTTTAGTAGAGTATTGCAATGATCCATTTAATGATGCAGGATTACCTACTATAAGTCTACCATTTACACTAGGTATAGTATATTGGTTTACTAAAGCACTTAATGTCTTTTTAACATTAGGATCGGAGTTAATGATATCTAATGCAGATCTATCATCTATAAGGTTATATAGATTCTTTACTAAAGGTATAAGAGCATTATCACCTATTATCATATTAGGATCACATTTATCACATTTGGTATAAACACCAAAAGAGTTGGTAACCTTTCTCATGGGCAACCAACCACAACTATTCTCAAATGAGAATGCTACCTAATTTAATCTGTATAAGTCACATGGCAACTTTGCCTAATAACCTATTACAGGAATATTTTCTACTTTATGTTCTAGTTGCTATATAGCACCTATCTTTTCCATAGCCTCACCAATATATTCTCTTATATCGGTTATTTTAACTTCATCTTCTTTTAAATCTAAATCAGCAATTATTTTGGCTATAACTGCTTTAGATGATATCATATTATTGTCTATCATAATATATTATTTGTATGGTATCTCCACTTATACCCAAAAGCTGTTTTCTTCTATCCTCTACATACTCTATTTATAGCAGATCTATTTTGTATTGATCCATTTGATTCTGCAGCTATTCTCATATTATCATAAGTTTTAATATAGTTCCCGTTTATGTCTAATTGATCAACTTTTATTCCTTTATCACAAGGTTGTTTTGTTACTTGCATAATGCTTCTATCATCATTCTTATATTTCCATAGATACCCGCACGCTTGGATCAATTTACCCTAACAACACAAAGATATTTGAGGGTGTTTGTTTTTATTTCCACACCATTTGGCTGCCTGTGTTATACTGTCAAATTCTCTGATAAAATTACCGTCTAAACTATATTGTTGTATTGGATGCTTTACCTTATTTGTTTTTATCTTTGCCTATTTAGTAAATCTTCTATCTGCTACTTTCTCGATATTATATTCTGGATTTAAATCCAAATACTTCTACTCTAAATATATCAAAGTATCTTTTATAGGCTAACATCTCTCTAGTATATATATTATGAATTTGTCTTCACCATATTTATTATACGCCCTCTACAAGTAAGTGGAATGATGTTTATCCTTACGTAATTCTCCGCGATGTCTGGTTAGTCTTCTCTTAAAGTTATTGGTGCTACCTACGTATTTATGATTGTTTAATATATTCAATATCATATAAATACCAGATTCCTCAGGTAATTTGTTAACATCAGCGAATCTCCACGTAATCATGCTCTCTATTTTTTATTATTTGTGCTAATCTTCTCTTGTTTGCTCTGGTGGCAACAAACTAATATCTGGTTTTATTTTTTAGAAGACTGTCTTTTTTTGACCACAAAAATCTGAATTTAAAAAAATTGGAATGTTCATTGATAAAGTATACTGCTTTACCTTGTATGGCACTTTCATGATAATCAATCCTTAGGCTCTTATTATCAAAGTTCTTAGGTCTGCGCTTTACTATACTTAGATTACCTAATCTGCATGGTAGTTTAAATTCTCTACTATGTTCAATAACCTAATCTGCTATAAATTTAAAATAGTCTTCTATTATTTGTCTGTACACTTTATAATCAATATCATATACAGTATCTCTTTCGATATTAGATAAGTAGAACTAATAGAAGTCACTTATTGTGTAAGATTTTCTGTGTGTCATTTCTGCTGTTTATAAATGTTCTACATATCATCTCTAGAGTTATTAGTCTCATCAGTAGGCATCTTTGGCATTATATTTAATTCTTTACTAAAGATTAAATCTTTAATAGTTGGTATCATGTGAGCAGGAACTGGGTATGGTCCGTCGGGGTCAAAACATTCTATCAAATCTGCAGGGTTTTCAGCTACTATATCTAACTCAATCCATTCTAATAGATTATTTCCCCCTTCAATATATACTCTGTTATTCTTTAAGTATGCAATATAGTCTTTGCATGTATATTTTCTATACTTTTGATATTTCATCTTAGTCTCAGTGCCTACCTAAATAACATTCCCAAACATATCTCTAACTGCTATTAGACCAGTTCTAAAGTTAAAGTCTACTAATTTAGGTAGTTCTATAGAACTGACATATTCTATATGACCGGGTGTTGTTTCTACTCTATCTAAATGTACACATCTGAGTGTCTATACATACATAGGATTAATATCTCTGCCTTTGTTTAAATCCTGATGGATTAACATGGCGCGATAATTCATAATCCATTGTTCAATCTATATTCTACTTATATGTTCTGACTCAGCTATACCACTATTACGTAATTCTAATAGTATGTCATCTATCAAATTATTAAGTGAATTTAATTTCATATTATTTCATTTTAATGCATTAAATATAATAATAACGTATTTTAAGGCGTTTCTAGCCACTTTACGTAGTAAGTAATACAATAGACCATATGAACTAATAGCGTTTGTTCTTGGGGCTATAAATGAAAAAAGGCTAGTATTAACTAGCCTCATTCATTGCTTTTTGCATATTCTATGGTAACATCTATTTCATCTAAGGTGGAACCATGTTACTCGCTTGCTTTATTAATCCTTTTAATTCTGCAACTTGTTCTTGTAATTCTTTTATTCTAGGATCTTCTTGTTTCAAGTTTTCCTCCTAATAATCCAACTACTTGAGTATTGCGTCGCACTTATTCATTTCTTCTTCATACTTAGCTAAAGCCTCCTTCTTTGCTTTGTATTCATTATAATTATTCTTTACCATTGTTATTATCTGTTGTTTATCTGTTGCTATAGTTAAGCCTACAGCTCCATCCGTTACAATAGATTTATTCTCTTCTACAGATAATTTCTTCTATTCACCGTCACACCCTATTGTTATATCAACTAGTTTCTTTCTATTCTAATTCGGTAGAGGAAACTATTGAGGAGGAAGGAGTTCATCATAAACCTTGGATACATTCATTACAGTACCTTTATAATAAGTAGTACTTTTCTTAAACGTTCCAGTTATTTCTAATACATGTATAGGATCTCCTATATTTAATTGTGCAAATGTTATCATAATAAGTATTTGTTAAAGGGCTCTAATAAGAGCCCTTTTTGATTAAAAAATTACGCAGCAGCAGTAGGTGGTATAATATGATTTACAGTCTAGAAAGTACCATTTGATTTATTATAGTAAATAAGATATCTATTACCTGTTGATATTTCTTCTGTAACCATTTGATCACCTGAGCCATTTATAAGAGCTCTAGCTCCTGTAGAAGTAGTAGTTGTAGGACTTACTTGATTAGCTGTTCTAGTAGTATCTATACTTACTAAAGAAGCTGCAGTTACTGTTGTAGCAGGAGTATTTACTATATTAAGTAAAAACATTCCCTCACAAGGAAGTTGTCTCCAGATTCTAGGACAGATACCATAAGTAACAGTATTATTGGTAGTATCAGTGGTAACATATATTGTTCTCAATGAAGGTATACCAAAGTTATCTATAGTTCTTACTCTACTTCTATTAAATGTATAAGGATTAAAATTAAAAAACATAATTCCCTCCTTTCTTAGCATCCACAGCCACATCCATCAGAGTAACCATTGTAACCATAGCCTGTAAAGCCACCATTACATCCATATGGGTTACAAGTCAGATATGCAGGAACCGGAGTAGGTCTTAACTGATTAACAATGTTAGCAGTTTGAGCTTGCTGAGAAGCAGCCAAAGCTAACTGATTGTTTTCTTGACGTAATGAGTCAATCTTGTTCTGCATTTCACGCATTTCAAGTTGACAGAATTTGTCATTAATTATTTGAGTCTAAGCGTCTATTTTAGCACCCAAGATGTTGAACTGAGTATTAGCGTTGCTTGTCAGAGTATTAGTCTGATTTACAATAGCTAATTGGCTCTCATAACCCTGAGTAGTTATAGCGTTACGTACATCACAGCAGCAAGAAGCCAATTGTGATGCAAGGCTAGCGTTACCACTCTGGATAGCATTTATTACCTGAGCACCAGAAAGTTTAGTGTCACAAGCGATCTGACTTACACTAGTATTAATAGTGTTTAATGCAGACTGTACTGAGTTGATATCGCAATTCAAAGTATTAGATAATGTGCTGATAGCTTCTTTGTTACCATTGATTGCCTGCATCAATAGATTGGTGTTAGCATCTGTGTTCAGTTGAGAAGCCAATTGTGAAGCTTCACCGCATCTGTTTCCAAAGCCGTTTCCACCCCAACCGCCCCATACAAAGAACAGTAAGATGATCCAAATCCACCAACAACCATTGCCACCCATACCATTGTTATTCATCATAGCCATGAGAGCTGCAGGGTCCATATTACCTTTGTTTGCATTCTGCATTAAAGCAGCTAGACCAGCGTCAAAACCGCGATCTTGAACGATAATTTTATCTTCTAACATAATTGATTTTATTTAGGATTGATTTAATTTGATTAATATCTAATGTAGCGCACAGAACGACCACGTTTGGATTCTTCTTCCATAGGAAAAAATTTCTCTCTTTCCCTTTCAAAGTCTCTTTCATCGTATTCTCTGTCGTACTCTTTACGTCTACCATATGAAGATCTGCCCATTCTACGGTAGTTACCGTAACGTTCCTCTTCGTCGTCATCTTCATATTTGCTGTAATGTCTTTCGAAAAGATCCTCTTCAGCATTTCTAATCTTATCACACATTACATAAATATAGTAAAACCACATTTTACCTTCATCTATGTCTTTGTCGTGCATCCACGCTTTAGCTAATTCTACGAAATACTTCGTATTATTAGAGCCTGTCATGCTAACAACTACACGGTAGTAATCTGAGTATACCATATTCAATGCTACATACCAGTCGTATTTGTTTATCTTTTCATCTAAACGAATACCATACTGATTAGCTAATGCTGTAGTTTCCTCAAGTGACCAATGCTGACCTCTTGTTCCGTCTTCATTTTCCATCTTGTTTACAGCTTTGCGAGCATGCTCATCATTGAAGTGAGGACCGTGTTCAGCTTCATAAGCTTTTATACGGATTATTCTATGCATATTATTATTGATTAATATATTAATAGATTGATTTATTTTTATTTAGTAACTTCTACGATTCTAGTATCAGTTACCTTTATAAGTTTGTTGCTATTATGTATTT